ATAGAACCTCTACCAGCTGTGATAGTTTAACGTCTGTGGTTGCTGCCAACATCCTTCTGCGCAGTTTCGAGTTGATCTCATGTTTGTTTTGGATACCGTGTGCTTGATCAAAGCTTGCGAGAGCTTTTTCAGTCAGCCTGTCTACGCTCCTGCTAATTTTCTCTATATAGCGGGTTGGATTAGACATCCCTCGTGCATAGACACCCTCTCCTCTGGCAAGCCTGATAGCTTCGTCTTGGAGGTCTTTGATTTGCACACCAATACGTGTGAGTTCTGCAAGTATCTGTGCTTTCCCGCTCTTGGCTAGGACATCCTTCTTAATTTGCCCTCGCTCTGTCGAGAAAGACTCACGCATCAGTTCCATCTTAGCTATCTGTTTGTTTGCAAAGAATCTCATCCAGTAATTCTTTTCATCTCTCGAAGCCATGCTAACCTCCTATTAAGCTATTGATCCACGCTTTGATATCTTCACCCTTCTCCCAGGCCCTGCTCACATCCGTAGCCCCATTCGGAGGGTAGACATTAATAACATTCTGAATAATATTGCCTCGCAGCTTTACTGCGCGGGCAAGCATGAACAACGTTCCAGGTCTATAAGGTTCGCCACCATCTTGAATGGGCTCAATCTCATCGTCCCAATCGCCAAGATTAACCACTGTTTCCCAGTGGATATACTTGAACCATTCATCATCCCAAGAGGCTTCACCTGCAAACGGTCCAACCACAGGCAGACCTAGTTCATGCAACAGCATTACATCGAATAGAGAGTTGGCTATGATACCCCACTCTCGATCTTGTTGGAGGATGTTGAAGTTGAAGATGGCCTTGGTCTTACTGCCCGGGAGTGCGAGGTATGCTGGTTGATCTGCTGGTCTATGTTTCTCGATCCAGCGTTTCTTGATTGCCTGACATCTAACCTTATCCTTCCATGTGTATACACACGGTATGGTTATGTATACTCCACCTACCATTCCTAGTCTGAAATGACGAGCTGTTGTCTCGCTGATACCGCGTGATTTCAGGTACTCCAGGCCATTGTCATCTAGGAATCGTTCGTAGGTCTCTACCATTTGCAGGGTGACGACGTTCTTCCTTGCTTTCATCTTGGGCCTTTCTGGTGCCTGCTTATCGTGGAATGTACCGTATCTTGTAGCGCCACCCGAGAATCCGTGGCCGCATGAAAAGGAGCATGCTCTACAGAACCAGCGTGGAGGCCCACCCTCTGGTGGATTAGGCTCAATAGTGAATCTATCGCGCCCTTCGCCAGTATACCAGCATTGCCCCGAGTACTGACCCCCACGCTTTCGTGAGGTTAGTCTATACCTAGAGAGATCTAGATACATCACACTTTGCGGTGTAGGGGTTTAGCTGGGATTCCTACTACGACCTCGCCTGCCAGTACATCACGAGTAACGGTAGCACCTGCGCCGACAACGGCACCGGAGCCAATGGTAAGCCCTGGTAGCACTGTGGCACCAGCACATACCCATGCCCTGGGTTTAAGATGTACGTCTCCACACAATGTGCCATTAGGAGCAACGGTGGCACAATCTTCCAGCACGCAGTCGTGTGTGATGTTAGCGCTGGTATGGACGAGAACCTGCTTACCCAAGACAGCAGCAGGACCAAGTACGGCATGTGCCATGATATGACACCCTTCTCCTATAGTTACATCTGGGAAGACGACGGACGAAGGGTGACACAGTGTGATGGGTAACAGTCCCTCGTGCTTGAGTTGATTATGAATACGTAGGCGGGCTTCTCCATGTGGTGCTCCAACGGCAACCAGGAAGCCTATGTTGTTGTATAGATCATGTTCTCTATAGAGCTTTTGTCGCCATTTCGCAAAGCCTTCCCACCCCTTGTATAGTGGTACATCATCAAAGGGTGGCTCTATGTCTGTGTCATCGAAGATAGCTATCACCTTCGAGCCATAGTGCTCGATGACAGGTTTAGCTTGTTTGCAAATACCAGTGCCGCCCCAAATGATTACTCTATCATACAGTATGTTTACGCTATCCATATCTACCGGTCTCCTAGCAATTCTAAAACACCATATGAATATTCCATCCAACTAATGCAACCATCGCAACCAATCCAATGAACTGACTTACCCATATTGATTTCTCGAATCCGGGTAACCATTTTAGTATGGCTAGATAGTAAGCAAGCATAAGCATCCATGAGGCTGCTTTAGCTAAAATCATCATACTGAAGCCTCCGTTAATCCACAGGTTTCTCATAAGCGGATTGGCCTCTTGTCCAGGTGACACCATAGAAGTCGTCAACAGGTCAGCCCCGTGCAGACCCAGCAGCACTGTGTGTAGTCCTGCAATCTTAGGCCAGCCATTTTTCTTCATCGTCTCTCTCTTAGCATGCCAGCTAGCGCATCCTTCTCTTCTTCTGCCTTTATAATCTCAGCCTTAATACGGAGGGCTTCAGGGGTCAAGCCCTGTCCGTAAACTGTTGCCATTCGCTCTCTCGATAGTTTTCTTTGCTCGTGTCCATTCCAATACATGATCAGTCGGCCGGTCAACACCATAGCAGAACACGCCATGGCAGAAGTAATTCCCCACATGTTAATCTCCTTAGCTAGGCTATCCATATCATATACTCAGGCATGAAACGAGCCTCGATTCTCCCTGTCATTCCATCATTAGCACGCAGGATAGCGATGCTACCCTGTAATCTCATTCCGTTCTCGTTGGTGTCCCGTGTGAACGAGACATGTACCTGGCTCTTGATATAGCTGGACCTGGTATCTCGTGTTGTACCACTCTCGTTCTCCTGCTGTACGAGCACGCACGTTGTCATCTGTCCCTTGCGCCCAGCCTCGCGCTTGAATAGCTCGACGTTGTACTCCATTGCACCGGCCATTGTGCCGATCTTACCTATCTTTGCATATGACTCGATCTTATTGAGGTAGTCGATGATGACGAGGCCTAGTGGTTGCACTGACTTGATACGTCTCCATTCATGGATGATCTGTTCTGCTGTCCATCCAGAGCAGTACACATACGTAATGTTGTCATGCATGTGGTTCAGTAAGTCTTGGCTATTACGTTCAATCTGACTCATGAAAGCATCAGATTTTACGTTGTGTGAGAGGAGGTCTCGGTAACTTAGTGTACTTGCCAGGGCAGGACCCCTGAGTTCAGGGTCTAGTCCTAGCTGAGACTGTGCTGTTCTGCGCAGGAACAACTTGAGCTGGTTGTCCTCGTTATGGAAGTATAGTACTGGTATACGACTAGCATTATACATCGCTATCTGGTGAGCCGCTGATGACTTGCCTGTCTTGGACTTACCAGTAAGCAGAATCATGTCGTCATCGTAAATAAACGGGACCCACTCATTCAGCTTGGGCCAAGGGAACGCAACCCTGGGTTTCCCTTCAGCTAATGCGGTTACACGCTCTCTGTAGAGCTTGAGACCGATGGCGGTCTGATCGCTCATTGTAAGCGCAGTCTGCTTGTTGACATCGCTCACGTTAACCGCTGCCATAACGTCATCAATACTGCCTGGTTGACCATCAGCTATCTTGAGAAGCTGTTGACCAGCCAGGAGTACCCGTTTGCGCTCATCCTCTTTCACGAACTTCTCGAAGAAGAACTGAGTCGACTCTGGCGTCAGCCCTTCTTGTGATACCTCTATACCAGTTGCAGCAAGCAGGACTCTAGGTGTAACAGAGATACCACGGAACGCTTGCTGTTCTAGAAACTCAAAGCCCGCTTCTGCATCACCAGCTGGTGCTCTTTGATAGTATGTATGGAACCTAATGAGTGCTTCTTCGTTAGTCTCACCTGGCATCCTACACAGTACGGCTAGATAGTCTTCTACTAGGCTCATTCCTGCCACGCCTTCATGCTCGTGACAGTGTCCTCTCTCTTGATAGTAGTAGACAGGGGATTCTCGCGTAGCTTCTTGCGTGCGATAGCCATAGCGTGCGCCATAGCACCACGCCCGTAGGTCTTGTCTGCCTTGAACACATACTCTATCACTCGTTCAGCTTCGGCCTGACCAAACCTTCTATCAAACTTCGTCCAATCGTCTCTCTCTTTAAGATTAGCAAACCCTAGTGCTCTACATCTACTAAGAAGCTGCTTGCCACTAGTACAATTAGCAGGTACCGCATCTAGTTCACGTACACGCATCTTCCCACTACCGAATAGAGAGGTCCATACAGAAGAGTTCAGCCACACTACCGGCGTACCACAGCCTGGGCACTCATTGACTTGCTGGCCAACACGGGTGTTACAGATGACACACCTACCAGTGTATCCATCCAAGTCATGCTTGTTGAAGTGCTCGCCTAGCTCGTAGGCAATCTCTTTGATATCAAGTTTGGTGTACGTCTCCATTGGTTCCTCCTGTATTGACGATGATACGGTTGATGGTACCACTGGCGAACGCATCCCACTCTGTGTATCTACCTAGAGCACGCTTGATATCGCTGATCCTGCTGGTTGGCACGATAGTGACCACAACAGATACACCGTTCCCAAGGATAAGGTCAGACCTGCCAAACTTCTCGTTACTCCTAGAGCGGTACTTCTCTCTCACAGCATCTCGTGAAGGAAGCTCGACTACATCCTGCAAGATCGCAACAACACTAACAGCATCGTCCTTAACAATAGCAGCCTTGATAGCTGTCATTGCCTCACGCGCCTTAGTCCACAGATCCGTAGCAATGAAGTGCTGGAACTCAATATCGTTGTCCTGACAGAAGGGAACGAAAATATCTGCCACCGTGACCATCTCTGTGATGGTTGACGGTGACAGCTGATTACCTTTCTCTCTTGTACCAACCGATTTGAGAAAGCTACGTAGATCTGGGTAATGTTCTGGGTGTGCCTGATATATCCTGCCCATGTCTCCATTGGCAATCCAGGACACCAGTGCCATCTGGATAGTACGCTGTCTGTGTCTTCCCTGCTGTCCAAGCTCAAGTATACGCTTGACCACCCAGGCTACTGCTTGTGACTCTTCCTCGATATCGGAGGGTAGATCCTTCAGTGCTATCTCGACAAGTTTTGACATGTCGGATGTCTGGAATATTGGGTAGTTGTTTCCTATCGCGATTGATAATTCCTCAGCCACGGTTCCTCCTCCTTGAATCTCCATCCTGAGTCTAGGTGTTTTCTTTCTGACGGGGGTACGCGGTCTAGCTTAAAGTCATTGATCAATCTGAAGTCTAGACGGTCTTCTTGCATAGGCTTAGAGAATCCCTTACCTGCTACGTATGGTAAACTGTGCTGGTGTTCTTTGACGAGATCCTCTAGTGCTTGCCAGTATGTCCACGGGATCACGAATGTACTACGTTTATCTGGTGCTCCAATGACTCCAATAGCAAGCCAGCTACCACCGTGTCTTTGCTCTTCCCAAGTACTCAACCAATTACGCTGTGACTGTTCAATCCTATCGAAGCCGAATGACTTGTTGCGTTTATAATACAACGTCTTAACTTCAATGTAGAATCCTGGTCCTCGTGGGTTCATGACGATGAGATCTGGTCGGCCAGGGCGTTTGGTCCCTGGAATATCGGGCCAGTGATCAGGCCATAGCCCGTAGTGATAGCGCAGCATATTGCGCAATTCGTGCCTAACTGTTGCCTCGTTGGTCATTTGCGCTATATCTCCTTCCATAGTTCATTGGCGCTACAATAGTGACACGTCCCTGTGATATGAGTGCGTTGATTGCATACCTTGCGCTGCTTCTCCAGTTCAGGTGTTGGCAGGAGTCCTTGATCTCTCTCAGCGTAGGTGGTTGACCGTGTGCTTGTTGGTACATCCTCATGTATGTGTGTACTTCGTTGTGTGTATTCATATGTACAGTATACATCGTTTGTCATTGATTGCAAGAGTACCAAGCCTGGTAAAGTGACAGGTGTATGGTATAATAAGTACATGACTTCAAACGAACTTGCCCAGCTCGATGATGAAATCATCGCAGGTCATCTGATAAAGCTTTTCACCTTCCGCGCAGAACACCCAGGTGTTAGTACGCGCAAGGCTTGTGAAGAGCTTGGTCTCAATTACCAAGCTACCACACGTTGGCTCCGCGAAGGTAAGCTTACTACCTACCTTGCAGACATCCACGATGTACGTTCTGACGCAGCGCAGATCACAGCCCTAGATGAGCTTCAATCCATTGTGACTCATCAAGCAATGGTAGCCAGAGGAGAGGCTAAGGGGAACTCTACTGCTGCTGCAGCTTTCGTATTAGAGATAGCCAAGATGGGAGCACGTAGTACCCCCATCCAGGCATCCGGTGGTCCTCAACTTCATATCTTCATCCCACAAATGGGAAGACCGACAGAGGGTGTGATCGATTCGCCCTCTGTCGTTGAGATCAAAGATCCCTAGAAGGGAACCTCGTCTTCTTCTGTTGGCCCAGCCGTAGGACCACTCTCGCTGGGTGTATCTCCAGCACTGCCGCCGAAGATAACACTGCTGGCAACAACCTCATACGAGGCACGCCAGTTTCCTTCACTGTCCTGCCAGGTCCTGGGACTACCAGTACCCTTCTCAGGACTCATGCGGCACTCAACCAACACCTGACGGCCTTTGGTGAGGTATTGCGCCACGACCTCTGCTAGCCCACGCCAACAAGTCACGCGCCACCACACAACCTCTTCACCCTTCGATCCATCTGTGTTCTTCCATCGACGGTTCGTCGCCATACTGAACGATGTAACAGCTGTTCCATCGTCAAGATAGCGCATTTCTGGGTCCCTGCCAAGATTCCCGAATAAAACGATCTTCTGGTACGACATTCTTTCCTCCCTGAACTAAGTAACTTATCTACTACTAGGCGATAGCCTAGCTCTCACCACCACTTTTTCTTATCCGCAACTGTCCCTATGACAAACAACAGCGACCACAGCACCAGTACTAGACCTTTCTCTACTGTGATCTCACTAACAATGAACGCCGCTCCTATTAGCTATATGACGAAGGCTATAAGGTTCATAGCTATCCTGTGATATCTACCATGTGGGTGTGCCCACTAGGGCACGACAGTTTCTTCTTGAGACCCCACACTCTGATGAATCCCAGGTCTCTGATGTCAAAGGCCACGCGCACAAATCGGCGCTCGTCTTTCTTTGAACACTGAGGACACTCGTACCAGTTAACTCCTCCGACTACCTTCATGCATTCACCTCTTTACTTGCCGCTTCACGTCCAAAGTACGGCCATGTAGCACTAGATGTATTTGCTACTCCATTGACATCTGTCCGTACTTTAATCACACACCATACGTCACCGAGTCCCCAAGCTATAACATCTTCCTCGGTGGAATCAGGATCACACCCGGACTCCAGATCTGGAACAGCATATGAGAACTCCTCGCCATTCCAGCTCCATAGATCGTCGTCAAGCTCTCCGTGGAACTCGACGGGGATCTCAATCTCCAGATCGTCTACACTTACGTAGTATCGTCTGTTGCAGAGCATACTTCCCCCTCTCCTACTGAGAAGAACATCCCAAAGTCCAGTAGCATCTTCACGAAGATACTTTGCGGTACGGTTAGTCCGTTCACATACCGCATGATGACAGAGCCTACCATACCGGGTATCAGACCTGCGCAGATGGGAGCTGTAGCTTTCTCTCCACACATTAGCTCCGCACCTGGCCGAGCTAGACTCTCCTCATACCATTCATAGTCGTCATTCTCTCGAACGATATACAAGCCAGCTTGGTCCTCACCCATTCTACCGTCGATCCAGAGCTTCCAGCCTTCGATCCTATTGTTAGCCCAGATCTCCCGGCGTACCTCCATACTGTCCACGCCGACAATGACGATGTCGGCGTGTTCGCGTTGGTTCTTATAGAAGTATGGATATGCTCTGATATTCTTGACCTCCTCTTCTCCGAGGTCTTGCTGTATCCTGGCATACGCGGTGTCTACTTTCGTATCACCAATTGAGTTGATGCCAGAAAAAGCCGGAGCCACATTTTCCAGAGAAGTAATATCCCTGTCGTACCAGGTCTGCGTACTTGCACCCATTCTGCTCAAGACATTCGCGACATTCGACCCGATTGACCCTAGCCCTATTATCAAGAACGTTAGTTCCCCTATTGCGTGCGCTGGGATGAGTAAAGCCTGTCGAGACAGGTCCATATCCTCCACCTCCAAACGATATTTCCTCTTTACCGGGTAGAATTACCCCGTCGATTGATACAGACCCATCCACGTATGTCTTACCTGGAATATCAAACAGTCTTGCTACCGCTGACATCCCGTCCAAACATAGGTAGTACATCTCTTGCTGTGTTTCAGCTTCCTCGCATAGCTCTTCTTGTGCACGGTTGTCAGTGGACGAGAAGTATGGTGTGAGGTTGTAGTGTGTGTGCCATTGGAGGTTCAGGTAATCATACCCTGCCTCAATAGCTTGTAGCAGCACCTTAGAATGGGATGCTGCGCTCGTCTCCACTCCTCCGGGCGTCCCCCTCGCTGTCAGCCACAGTTTCCTGACTCTCCCCTCCGTCACTAGTCCGTACCCCGAGATCTCCGCCAGGTGCGCGGCCTGCCACTTCGTCAGGGCCGCGAACAAATTTGCCGGTAGATCTAACAACGCCCCGGTTGTCGTAGGTTGCATGGTATGAGCATACCCTACCAATGGCTTCATCCGTTTCTTCGTCGTACTCGGTGTAGGCACATTTGGGACAGAGTTCCGTCCCGCAAAGATCGCACGCCATCCCCTTGTCAGCTTCACCATAAACACCTCCACAGTTTGAGCACTTGTTTGCACATAGGGCACAAACCTCTAATTCCGAATGATAACAGTACACACATACATTGGCCCCGCAGTTGGGGCACACAATCATCTCTTGATCTCCAGCATCACAAGCTTCACAAGTGACTAATGGTCTGAAGGCGTCGTCTTGCGTATACAATCCTCCAGAAATGAGCGCTATTGCATAGAACGATTCCCAGTTCATTTGCTCAGCGTACTTCTGTAGAAGATCACCATTGCCTCCAAGGCACATCTCTCCAGCCGAGTCCAGATGCGGATGTTCACTCTCATCAGTACCATCCATATGTACGTATGTCCAGCCATCCCTACGTCCGACTGATACCTGTATATCTGGGAACTCATACAGATCATCCTTGTAGATGATGTCACCTGGTACGTTAAACCTAAACTCTTCGCTTTCAAACCAGTTCCGTACATTGAACTCGTTCAAAAGAAGACGAGCACCATAGAAATAGTGCTCGTCGCATAGAAATAGGTTCAGCGAGTTAGCGCCAATCCTACTGCCCTGATTTAGGCAAAACAGACACAGACCCATTTGCCTCCGCCTTTGCGAACACAACTACGCCGCTGGTGGGAACAGTTGATGTTCGATTCAGCGTTCCCTCTGATGTTCGGTACGAGATGGTGGGTAGATATTCCAGGCCAACCATACTGAGGGCATCCTCAAGTGTGGTGCCCGGGTTGACACTAACGGTCTTCGTGGTTCCTTGTCCTGCGATACGCAACATGTTTCCTCCTACTGAACGTATAGAATTGGTTTACCTATTGACGACCAGCCCAGTGCTCGTGTAAGATCTTTCGTCATCCAAACGATGTTCATATGTGGTTGATGGGTAGATGACAGAAGCTTGTGTGCTGGAATACAGTTCAACAAGTCCTCTGTCTCACACATTGCAGGTTCTGTCTGCAACAGACGCACTAGCCACTCGGCCTTCACCTTATCGTTACTCTTTGCGATGAGATCGCCGGGTACTGTATTCGCTAGCTCAAAAGCAACCTCTCGTGCCGCCAGTCTAGCCTCGTCCATAGACTTGAAGATAGTAACTACGTAGCTGCAAGACACCCCAGTTAGGCCGCATACTGTCCCCATCGTGATGGAGTACTCGGGGATCAGCTCTACCTTATACTCGTACTTTCCAAGACCTAGCTTCAGGTCTGGTGTAACGAGTTTCGAGTCGAAGAGATTAGACGAAGGTCCTGTCACCTGGCCGTGGTTTTCTGGGGTAGTTCCTGCTATCGAGAGGGACTGCGTAGGGGGTGAGAAATCCACCCCCTGCAGCAGCTTGCGTCTACGACTAGCCTTCGACTGTGGGGAAGAGGTCATTGGTGATGGCTGCGAGATCGGCTGCAGCTTCTTCCAAATCGCGGATGTTGGCCATCTGATTCAGAACGTCCTCGATCCTGAGCACGCTCTGGTCCTTCACACTGACGAACAGAGAGTCCATCACACGCTCTGCATTCAGCTTCTGAGTACGAATCTGAAGCACGGCGGATTCCAACTGCAACTTCACAGAATCCTTCGCGATTCCCTTACGGGCTTCATCAACCTTCGCCTGCACAAACAGCTCATCAAACGTCTTACGACTCATCTTGCACCTCCTAAGTGCCCTTCATAATGTCTATCTCGTAGCTTATCTACGAGCTTTGACTGACCCAAAATGGTACTTTCTTGCCCTGCTTCCAACTCCCAAGTATTACTGCGCAGCAGCTCTAAGCAAAACCCTGCACATTCGCCAACACCCCGCCTATACGACAGAATCTTGTACAGCAATGATACCACATCGGTACAAAAAAACCACTGTTATGCGCAGAACAATCCCTATCTGTATCACAATACTACTGTGTTGGGGGACTGTCGATACACAAGTCGGGGTTACGATACCTATATACATATACGTATGTTCCTAGGATAACGGCTATAGCAGCGACGATGTATCCAATCATCTTAGCGGCGCGTTGGTTCTTCATACGCCGCAAGTAGATAACTCGTAGAGCCTTCGTCTCCTTATCCATAAGGCACTCCAGTTGACCATATCAATGCCGCGAGTAGTGGTATACCCAGGACTACCCATACAACATGCTTTAGTGGTGACCATTTCTTACCGGCCCACTTTGCAATCATGTCTATGAAAGACATAGCCCCGTATGTGGACACCGTGTATACCACTAGCCCAATTGCTACTACCAACGCTTGCCAGTAAGTCATTCTGTCCTCCCTATCGTCGTAGTATACGACCTATCTTGCGTAGTCTTGATCTGCGTACTTCCCACAACTGCGAGTTGCACTCCCATCGTGATCCATTCGGTATGTGGCCCAGTGCTACATCTCGTCTGAGATCCCTGAATGCGAACTTAGCCAGTCCCGGGTGATACAACTGGGTGCCAATCACCCCATCCTTCGGACACTTCCTGCAGGTAGCCATGCTATCTGATGGTATACGTACATGCCTTGCTTTCTTGCGAGTAGCTATCTGATCGCCATGTTCTGCGCGGAACTCCAACGATGCTGCGTGCTGACAAACTCTACACTCTGATCTACGTCCATTGCTTGACGACCTGCGCTTGTTAAACTCCGATAACCTCTTTGGTACGTGACACACAGAGCACACCTTCTTCATTGGTGTCTTCCTTATCGTTGGTGATCGATGTGTGCATCAAGACCCATAATTCCACCATCTTCATCATCCGAGTACCAGTGTAGCTTGTTGTTCCTGGCATGCTCGTACAAAGCTTCCCACTCAGACTCTGGTCGCCATCGACAGGGAGTGTCTATGTCCTTGAAGTGCCACTTCTCACCGTCTTTGGGATCTCCGAGGGCCTCTTCGCAATCATCGCATGCTTCTTCCATCAGTTTCCACCAGGCAGTAGGTAGATCTTGTGGATCATCGAACAGATCCTCATCAAAGTCGGGGTAGATATCGAGTGTGATAGTCTTCTTCTCGCCATCCTTGAACTCTGCTTTGATGAATGGAGGGCCTTCAAAGCCCCACTCCCACCCTTGTGTTCGCCACTGTCGCTCTTCAGCCGCTGGATAAGTGCTGAGCGTAATCATTCCATCGTCTCCTATTTATCGTGAAGATCAACAGTAAGGATGATATACTCAAACGCATAGTTCTTCTGGCTGTTCCTAAGCTCGCGCATACGTATAAGCTCAGAGTGTGCTTGTTTTGTGGTATGCCACGCGCTGACAAGATTGCGGTCTGTGTATTGTGGACCAAACAGAGTCTCTTCTAACACATAGATCTTCGCCATAGTATCTCCTATTGCTACGCCCCATCCACGGCGCACCTCGTGGGGGGACTGGGGCTAGATGATTTGTGCGCAGCGATTGTGGACATGTCATATCCGTTGTGTCAAACTTGGTGGATAGTTCTCCGCTGGCACCTTCTTTCAATGTAGATCCGACGGCTAATACTACATAGCCCTTAGACTATGTAGCGGCCTGCGAAATTGCAGGTAATACCGGTGTTGACTTCGACGCCTAGCACCACAATCATGCCACCGGCAGTAGTTCTGTTATCTGTAAGGATCGTACTTGATGTGCATCCGTGATGCTTTGCTTCTTACTGCAGCGCAAGATCTATCAGTTGAGTCAAGCCACCATCGCAGATCAGATCCATGCTGTGGATAGTTTGTCTCTAGATCATGCTCCTCTTGGGCGGTCCACAGTACTCTATTCTTCTTGTGGCATGACTTGGTCCTTTTACCCACAACAAGTCTCCAAACATGATGTGTATGTATGAACTGTATCCACAACCACTAAAATACACGCGATTACTGCTACAACAAGGACGACGTAATAGATGACGATTAAGCCACTCGCGAGTATGTTAAGTTGTTTGTCTGAGAGTTCCATATCTGCCCTCCTTGTGCGCAGAAAAGCTAGTAGGTATTCCTGCGTGAGATCTTAGCTGCCGTACGACGATCCTTGCGGGCTTGCCAATACCCGTGCGCGAACCGTTTCTGCATCTTGTGCTTAGAGGACCTAGAACCAAGCGCGTTGTCTACACGCCGATAGGCTCGGTTGTGTATATAGACCTGGCCAGTCTCACGATTGGTCATGAAGCCTTCGTCAAATAACACGACTGCAGAATGAGGCTGGATCGCTCGCATCTTCAAGGCAATTCCGTACGCCATTACTTCTTCCTTTCAACCCAAGATATACCTGCAATCAGTATGACGACAATGACAGCCATACTAGCAAGTAGTTGTACGTTAGTTCTGGCGTCGATCTCTGAGATAGTGACAGACGTTACGGAGCTTCCCCAGTTGATGTGAGAGATATCATGACACCCGGGGTTCCCAAGCTCTGATACAGTAACACTCGATGTGCCCAGGCCTTCCACCTTAAAGCACCCATCCTCACCATTTTCGTAGAATGTATAGAGTCCCTGTCCCGCCTTGACCTGAACCCCACATACTACCAGTCCATCTGGGCTAGTAACCTCTGTGTCAGAGTCACTAGCCTCTGTCTTGAGCTCGTTTGTGAACGTACAGGTACCAGCACACACCGGAGCGGCCATCACCAATACAACCAGTAGTAGCAACACAACAATCCATCGCTTCATTCCTCGTCTCCCTCTCCAGACTCCTCTAGCAGAATAGCAGCAATCAATGCATACGCAATGAGATCCCTAGTAGTATCAATGATTGACTCGTTCACCTTGTCATTGGCAGGGTTCTCTCGAAGATGTTTGATCCTCTCATACTTATCACACAGACGGACGAGGCATCCGTGATATGCGCTGATACCTATGTACTCTTCTGAGGCATAGAAGTTAGCTAGTGGGTTCTCGTTCTGGTGGCCAGCATACCCTGCATTCTTGTCGCTGTGTAGCTGCGCCATATCTTGTAGGATCTGGTGTACATCGTTATCACCAGATATCTCTATCAAGAACCCCAACCCCTCAAGAGCAACATAGAACCAGACAGGTTCACGTTCCTCGATTGCCCACCAACACGAACTCTCAAACTGGAGAGTAAGCCGCTCGTATGTATGCTTCTCCATTGGAATTGCATCACACTCCTCTTCAAGCTGCTCCAGGAGTTCAAAGTACAACGGGTGTCCATGTAGTCCTTCTCTGTTAATCATATCACTCCTAGATTCATGAGCATCTTCAGGAAAAGATATACTGCCCCGCCCACCACTGCCATATCGATGAGGCTAAAGACGACAACTACGCAGGCCATGACTATGTCTGCTTTCTTCCGTTCCTCTTCTGTATAGCGCCAGGACATGTTGCCCTCCTTAGTCAGTGGAACATTGATGTTACCAGTTGTGATATACATATCTTGTGTCGAGTGCCCAGTCATGTCCATTAAGCGATTGTAGAGATGTTTTACCTCGCGGTAGTAGTTAAGGGACCATTGTGTTTCTATCATATTACTCCTGGACTACAACATCTAGCAGCTTCTCCTTTGTGGGAAGCTGAAAGTTTACTCGATCATAGAACTCCTGCTGTTTTCCTTCGTTGTACGCACTGACTGGACGTAGAAATCCGACGACGCGAGAGTAGACTTCACAGGATACTTTCACTTCGGGCATAGTTATTCCTCTTCGCTGATATATAGAGCATTGCCACGGCGTTCCATGATAAGACCGCAGGCACAGGTCCTTGTTTCTAGATGTTCGATGTTGTCTCCTATCTTGTCACAGCGCGGACATCGTATACCAATATCAACGTTAACCTTCACGCCGGGGATCAGACGAGACTCTCGGCGTGCACGTACTTGATAGGTCGAGTATGTTAGAATTTCGTGTTCACTCATGGTATCTCCTTTGGTATAATGATGTGGAGGTGGCGGGCAATGAACCCGCGTCTTCAATGTTGCACTACTGGATCATGGACAGTCTTTGCGAAGGGCTTTTTCTGTCTCCCCGGTAATCTTGGCACCGAATCGATTCAGTTCACCCCCTTGTGCGCAGAAAGGTTATGGGAGTTTTGATGACGGAGATCTCCCAACTCCGTGAATCTAACAAGTGGTGGTTTATCAGACCACCCAAAGCTCCGGCCTGGACTCGAACCAGGAATCCACTGCGTACAAAGCAATTGTCTTAGCCATTAGACCACGCGGAGCATGTACTACTATGATACAGGACTGGCGGCCAGGACTCCAACCTGTCAAGTTTTGTGTTGTTGAACTACACTTCTTGCGAACTCTATTACCGCTTTGTCGTCCCAGCTGTTCCTCGCAAGATTCGCGATCAATGCGATATATCGAACGTTACCCTTTACATAGTCCTTATCGTTGTCAATCCTGTCGAGAGAGGCGTTGTGTGGATCGCGCTTTATCCTGAACCCCGTCGTGTTTATTGGTAGTTCTATTTCCCATCCAGTAAGCGGACAGATACCACCCTGGCTTTCCCAGAGTTCTTTGAGATACTCAAGATCCAGATGAAATTTGTGACGCGCCCTAGTGGACCTGGTTCTCATAGCAAAGTATCGAAATTGTGTGCCATTATTTACATATGTTACCGATGAAGTTTCTTGTAGAAGTCAGTTGCGTTCTCAGCGCCCCGGCAAAATCCTATACCGTATGCCACTGCATATACCAGTAGAGAAATACTAGTTGCGCCCAGACCAATGGCTAATATCAGCAAAGAGTCCATTACGATCCTCCTGACAACTCCTCAACCCACTCAGCCCACCCACATTGCTCCTCGTCAATAGCTGAGATGAGAGCCTTACGCTTATTGCTAATATCTTCAGCGGTCAGCCCTTCCTTCCCGCCTTCCTTGCGTTCCGATAGTATCGTAGCAATTACCAGCCGTGACTCATACTCCACCAGTGCTTCTTCAATCGTCATGTATATCTCCTTATGGTATTAGGGTTTGGATCTGATCGGGCAAGCTCCCCCGGTTCATCTGCCGCTCATGCAAGGTGCTTCTTACCGCAGATTTGGCCCGATCATTTACTAGAGCATCACCGCACCAATCTCTGGGCGGGTTGGGACGATAGTCTACGACCATCGTAGCTCCTCCCCTTGACTACCTACGTCCTTGAGGACGGCGGTGTTACTGCGCCCGGACGTGCCGGGTCAGCTGATGGGATTGTGGGAATTGACGAGTGTTTGAGGCCTGTTATTTGTTTGGAGGCCTTCTCGCTCGTTTTCATCCCACAACCCCGGATGAGTCCTACTACCCGGGAATGCCCGGTTTCAGACTCAGAGCGCCTAGCTGGACTTGAACCAGCAACCACCTGCTTAGAAGGCAGGGGCTCTATCCGATTGAGCTATAGACGCAAGTCCTACTCTCACTTCTCGTGTAAATTATACCACGGATTCATTGATAATGGATACTGTTCGGTGTGGACTCATTGGGATTATCGGTCCCTCCCGCCACTCCGTTTAGGAAGTTTGCCCCACATACTCGCTTTCGGTTGATTGCCTACTAGCTTTCTAGGGGTTATCCTCGGGCTTATAGACTGCCCTCTGCTCCTTCCAGCACCGCTATCTTCGCTGTCCTATCTTGACGAGGGCTTGGTTGGGGTTGTGATCGCTAGCCAGATAAGCATGACTCCTATTCCCGCACCCATCGCGCCACATATGGCAACACAACCTATCACTATATCTACGACAAAGTCAAACAGATATCCTGGGTTCACTTGCTCACCTCCGCTAACTGCTTAGTCCAGTATGCCATGCTATTCCTCGATTTCGTTCTCGGTAACTTGCTGAACGCTAAAGCTAGTGATCTGAAGACGCGTTCCGTTAATGCCTACGGGGTGCTGTTTGCGTATATTGAAATAGCGAAGGACGTTTCCAAGATCTGTTTCGTGTCCTCCTCCAATGCTGTCACCTGTGTCGATCTCTAACACGACATTGATGATCATGTTATCTCTATCCATCCAAGTGTGACGATGACATTGCCACCGTTAAACTTGAAGTCTGCTATAGCTAGGTCTGGTGCCTTGAGATCTTTCTTGCACAGGATGGTAAGCTCTTCACGTAACGTATTGATTATTGCTTGCTGGTTGTTACCAACATAGCTTTTGCCAATACTCATGTCCAATACGCTCGCGAGTTTGTAAGACTTTGTCTTTGTAACAGGTACTAGCATGTTATTCCTCCTTATTCCGACTTAGCGCATCACAGCTCAAGAATTATGTACAGTGAGTATTGGTGATGGGGCGGGGATCAGACCCCATCATCAACGACGTTTTTCATTAGCGTAAGGTTATTCTTTATGCGCAGAATGATCCCCTTGAACCGAGCTGGCCAATCTTGTACTTGATACAAATCTCAAGCCTTACTGCGAAGCAGCTCTATCCACAACCCTGCTCAAAAGCGATCAGCGTACTTAGAGAACAACGCTAGACGGCCCAGGTATCGCTTGCGATCATGATCTCTCTCATAGTCTGCAGTAATCCTGCGAACAGGATCTTCCAGGTTGAAGTCCACAGCCACGAAGTTCACATCGATATTGTAATCGAAGCAGGCCTGTATCAACCACTCTCTACTATGAGATGCCGGGGCAAAGATTCCCTCGATGACCACCGTTCCTACCTCGTCATCACGGGAAAGCGTAAACAACTCATTCACCAAACGATCCATACGTTCAGTGTATGCACCATACGAATCGAGGGTTGGGTACTGCTTCTCTACCTCCTTGTAGTACTTAGCCATGTCGAGGATAGGTGTATCTTCAGGGAAGTTGGCTGCTTTGATCTCGTAGCTCTTGCCAGCACCAGGCGGGCCACAGTAGACAATTGCTTTCACATCAACCTCCTACTATAATATGAGTATGAATATTGGAGACTATGTTACGTGGAATGATAGGGATGGCCACCCACACTCTGGCTTTGTGGCCGAGTTTATACCTCGGGGAGAACCGATACCCAGGTACTACATTGAGGGCCAGAACAACCCCAAGGGCGTGCGTTTCCGTACACACCAGATAGTCTCAAAGCGCGATGACCGCTATCTTATCGACTGTGGGACTGAGGATACACCTTTGGGTCCCGAACCAGAGTATCGTCTAGTCCCCATTCGTAAAGGGCGTCTTGAGCGTCTCGACGGTCCTCATCTATTCCAGGATAGGGTCTTGGGGAATACAGCAGGTGTTCCAAGCCAAAGGCAGATAGAAGGTCGTCAGCTTCAGCAACCTTTGTCTGATTCTGGGTCAGCGGCTTCGGTTTTTCTCCACGCAAAAGTCCGATGATCCCGACGATACCCAGCAACACAAACAGGATTAGCTCAAACATGACTATCCTTTCCAAGCCTCTTGAACATATCTGTCCAGTCCTCGGTATTATTCTCCTGCTCGCTGAGCAAATGCGCTGCTGCATCATACAACATAGTCTCAAGGCTTTTGCAGACCTTTTCAGCGATTGTTTCTGTGGTGTCATCGTCTGTGATCTCAAGGGTGGGGTCTGGCTCGACGAGGCCTAATAGACTCTCTAGGAAAGCCGCTACTCCTGAAGCCATTCCTAGCTGAGCAGCAAACACAGGATCTCCGAACTCATCACGTAGACTGTGTGTTACATCTATTTCCAGGGTCATATCTTTTGTAGCTTCCAGTATTACTCGCATGTTACCTCCCTATTGTGCGCAGAACGTTATGTACTCATCGGCTTGCTTCATCTCGATCTGTTGACCGTGGCCAATTGTATCCCATCGTAGGGCTGTCTCGTAATCCACCTCCACTAGAATGTTGTTGCGCTCCATCCAGTCAGTAGTCTCATCATGTCCTGAGCAATCCACCACTAAGAACGACTCAAACACCTCGTCTCCCAAAGGCCGTAAGTAAACGATATCCCCGATACGATCACACTCCACCATCGCTACATAGCCATCAGTATCAGGCAACTCCATAGGCAGCGTCATAACTGTCCTGCCCGCTTGTCGTACACGGATCACAGAGTCCATCACACCCGGGCCATATTGACTTGCCCAACCCGCCAGTAGTACTGAAAACGCCAGTAAAACATTCATATGCTAGTTTCTCCCTTCAGGTAATATTATACCACACCCAACTTGCCAGAAGCTATAGATGGTGCTATCATATGGTTATACGTAACTATTAGAGGAGATAACTATGGCAGACATTACTAAGAAGGTAGGACTAGGATCGGATCAGGTAAACATTCTCTATAAGGATATGGGTGATGGCACATATGCTCCGGTAACCGCTGGATATGTCGGGATGCTTGATGAAGACGGAGACTCCTTTGGCCTCAAGCTAGTTGATGGGAAACCCCGCGTCAGTGCAATGCCCTATACCTACGACATTGCAGAAGGCCTCGTTACTGGTCACAAGGCGTGGAATAGCTTTGGATATACGCCAACAATGAACGCGACAGAGAGTGATATATGGAGCGCGGCGGGCCTCTACGTCTACCCCACAGCAGAGCAGCAGATGGAGATGTACTCAAGCGACAACGCGCAAGACATCGGGACCGTCATCAAGGGTGATGCAACAGGGAATACCGTACAGTCTGACACAGATGGCTCTCTGACGACACTCAGGGATGCAAGTGTAAACTTCACAACTGGTACTGCGGTAGCGGTGGGAGATCACCTCATTCTAGACCCGCACGCTGTGCACCCTGGACCAGAGTATGGTATCATCACAAATGTTTCCGAGCATCAGCTTACAGTAGCTAGGGGCTTCCAGAAGGGTGGCTCTGGTGCAAGCCGCTATTACGCTGTTGTCGACGCATCGGCGCACACTGGCGCGATGGCTGTATGGATTCAGTTTCTTGATGAAGACTATGTCAAAGGTGGCGAGATTGTGGTGTTAAATGGTACAACGCCGGTAAATACAGTGCGCGATGACATATTCCGTATCAATTCCATACGGGTAATTGCAGCTGGATCTGGCGGTCTCCCAGTTGGCAACTTGAGCTTACGCAATACACCTGGTACTATCACCTATGGCTACATCACACTGGGTTATACTGTAGACCGTTCGTCATTCTACACTGTACCTGATGGCTACACACTGTACGTCACACAAGTAGTCTTCGGCTTTGGTTGCTCGAATGCTAATCGACAATATGCACGGCTCCACATACATTCAAACAGAGATCCGACACAGGATTATCTAGTGAGTGATATGTACTATCCAGAAGCTGAGGCGATAGCTGCCAATGAGTCAGTGTCTCTTACGTTTATTATTCCACTGAAGTTCCTTGAGCACACAGAGTTGAGTGCTGCAGGTGAATCAACTATAGCAGGTGTTGCCAATGTCACCATGCGTGGTTGGCTAGAGGCTGACTAGTGTAGCCAGAGCTTGTCTAAGCATCCTTAGCGATTGTTCTAGAGCTTTTGGGGTAAAACAGGTATCAGGGCAAGATAGGGGCCTTTTACGGCTCTTTATCTTGCCCCTTCCTTTATCCCAGCACCCTAGCAAGCACCAGAATTACCACGCCGATAGCCAAGCTCCAGTAGTCAAAGTTGTTCCACTTAGGCTCGTCCATCAATCCTCCTCATGTAAAAGCGCGTTAGCTTTGAGCATCTCAGCAGCCGCTCTATCCAACTCACCAGCATCGTCTACCAGGATACTGCATGCTAGCACGATAGCAGCAAGTGTGTAATTCGCAGGTGTAAAGTGCTTACGTAGATAGCGGATGTAGTGCATGGCTGGCTCTTGAAGCTCTGACCTTCGGACCTCGTAGGCTCCAGCTCCCGGATTATGTAGGACCAGAGTGATGAACTTTGATGTATCTACACCTACCCCGCGAGCTGTGCGTGGGTCGCAAGAGACGAGGGAGAATTCATAGTGAGTACCATCCCCCGGCTCCATCGAGTAGCGCCACCCCTTCGTCTCAGAAGCTCTATTCATCGCGATACCTCAACGGTGGCGTCTGGATACTTGATGCAGGCTTCCAGATACTCCTCCACAAAGCCAACGAGTGTTCCGTATGTACCCCATCTGTTCTCTGGCTCGAATGGTATGAACTTTGCCGGGTCATCCTTGAGTCTCTGTAGACCACTCGTGAGTGGATCAGCAAGCTGGCCTGCTGTCGTAATACCGATCTCATCGGGTCGCCATAGCTCCTTGTAAATCCCAGCCTCACCAGCCATGGTATTCAGGTTGTGCGTGATGTTAGCCCAGAACACATTTGCGTTCTCCTGAGCTACAACAGTAGGTTCTCGCCCTGGGTTTAGCTCGTCCCAATTAGCGCGTGTCACACGCTTGTTGCGTCCACCAACACGTAGGTAGATAGCGGATTCAGTGTTCAGTATGTCTTTGACTGTTAGATATACGTCTAGGCTCATGTCTCGTTCTCCTGTAATACATCTTTACACATACGCCCGATAGCCTTCGCGAGCTGATTGACACTGAATAGGCTATGCGACTGCTTGCACCACTTGATAATGTGGTTGAGTCCTGCTTCCATCTCGGTGTTACGGGCGGTAAGGCGCTCCACCTGATTCTGTAGTAACGCAGTCTTGCCAAAAGCTATCATCTGGTCTCCAAGCTCACTTGGTGTAAGTGCCATCGTTATCCTCCTGCTAATGCTGCTCCTAGCGAACAGCTTGCCCTGTGTCCTTTGCTTTCATACTCACCGCATTCTGGACAGTAGTTGATGTCGTGTCCATACCACTCCATGCTCCACTCTAGCTTCCTGAGTTCTGCTTCAAGCAGCACCACTCTACTGCGCAGAACAAGGATCTCGTTGCCGTTGTTAGCTTTCCTGATCAGCCTAGATAGCGTGTTTCCACAATGTATGCATAGGCCAACTCCTAGATGTGGGCTACCACAGAATGTACACGATGAGCAGTCGTCTGGAAGCCCGCCACCCCTGAATCCTAGCTGGTTGCTAGCCTTCTCTAGTGCACACAGCTCTACTCTCTCTTCAGGTGATAGCTGATTCCACCATTGTTTAGTGCGTTTCATCAGCACTCTCCTATTCTATTTGCATTCGATCTGTTCTTTACGACCGCCTTCTTGCCTAATGGGATCGTCTAGCCATGGAATGTCGTATCTTTCTTGGAGTCCGCCGCACAGAAGGCGTGTGCTTGTTATCCCCATCAGATTCTTGCGTGTCATTCCTGGCCGACCCTCTTTCTCAACAAGCTCTTCTGCAAACGCGATAGCGCTTTTCCATGACGGGAATCGCACGATGCAGATGGTGTCATTTTCTCGCATGGTTCCAATTGAGCGTGGTCCTGCATCTATCACTTTGTACCAAACATCAACCTGCTGAGTCATTTCGATTATCATGATACTCTCCTAGTTGTTCTTCTATGCTATGGCCAGTCTAGCAGGCCTACTGTCTTCACTCGGTACCTGGCGAGAAGACGCGATGTACGCTTGTCGATCTTGGGAATGCATACGTCGATAGCGAGGTCGCTTGCTAGACGTATAGCTTCCTCGTGCTGTTCCCAGATGAATAGGCGTGTGTTCTCTGCGCCCACCATCTCAACTACGACTCCCGCGTCACCAAAACGCCATGTGCAATACCGTAGCCAGACCTGGCTGATATGCCCATTCTTCTGTTGCTTTGATACGAGGTCATAGTAGAGACATGACCACCGCCAGGGCTTGGATGTCCAGTACCTGTAGATGTCTGGACGATCCTTGCCCCGGATTTTCACCACCTCGTCAAGATGATAGATCGCATCATCATTAAATCCAGCGATAATGACATGGCGATCACCCTCCTGACGGTGTTTCACCGTTGGTATAGGTTTCGCTTTAGGCATAGCATGCCGCGATTATATCGGAGTACACGAGGATTTCGTCAATGAGATTGCAGATGACGCCCTGCATGGCTGACTTCACCACCTTCCTGCCTTCCCTGATCTGGCCTGCGTCATAGACAAAGCAGCCCCTGCCACCTTCGATGGGCAGCTTCTGCGCATAAGTATACAATCGACTGGTACCCCAGCCAGGACTTAGTTCTCCACCAAAGGGCATTGCTTCGTATGCGAACTGTCTCAGCAGGTCGTCCTCGATGATGAACACACCTTCTGAACTGAACATCTTTGATGTGATGAGTGTGACACCAATACACATAGCTTGCTGTTCCCTCACAACACGGGACAGGTCAAGGTCCATACCTCGCACATAGAAGCTATACATACCACCTTCCATGATATCGTGGACGTTGAACCAGTACCGCTGATGTTGCTGTACTACAGACAAAACCTCAAACGGCAACACATCATTGTCTTGTGCCCACACAACCCATCCGTTCTTCATACCGAAACTACAACGAGATACTTTTGGCCATAGACTATCGAAGTCAATAGCTTCTGCTACTTCATTGCTGATGAGGAGATTAGTACTGCCTTTTACTTTGTAATACACCCCAGCTTTCCCACCGAGGACAGCATCCAGTTTACGCAGTTCTTTCGACTCAATTGTCTCTATCATATCTATCCCCCATGGAAAGTGGGGCGAGGTTTCCCCCGCCCCTTTGTTGACTACGACCCCACATACCCAGCACTGCGCAGAATGGCGTATCCCATCCTGACCTGAGCGGGAGTGGACATCTTCACACCCTTGAACTGGTGTTCGTACCGGGCACGGAAACCGAGCTTGCGGCACTGTGTAACAAAAGTCCTCGCGTACTCGGGCGACCGGGTGAACCGGATGTAGATGTACTTCGTCTCTTCGCCGGACTTCACGGGCACTGACACCCAAATCTGAACTACCTTGCTGCTCATCCTGAACCTCCTCAAACTACGTCTACACAAACCAACCGACAACGTCCATTGCCTTGAGCTGTTGTAGCTTTACGCTACGAAACTTCTCAGGCATAACTACCATCGCATGTGAACTCGACGCACACACCTGACCGCCTGCCCACTTCTTCCCTCTCGGGTCGTCGCTAACAGGGATCGCGTAGTACTCAGCACCCAAGACAGCCGCTACGTTCTTGGCGTTGTTATCGCATCCGACGATAACGTATCTATGGATATGCTCTTCCATCAGCTTCAGGTACACATCACCTGCTCTGACGGGGCCAACGATACCAATGCGGATCTTGGGAATGCCCTCGTTGAATAGCGGCATTACTCCATCCACGATCAGGATCTCTGCTTCCGTGGAGAACTTGCCCTGATCCAGTATCCGCTTCAGTTTCTTGGAGCGGTCTGCCAGGGCATCGCCCAGCTTCGCTGCATGGCCTGGGTGCATCCCGCCGATCTTGGCGAGGACGATTGCACCCCTGCTAGCGAAGATCCTACCCGCTTCTGTCTCCTCGATGATGAGGTCGCGCAGCTTCTTGCTGCTGACAGGATCACGTTCCTCGTCCTTCCCCCAGTCGTCCCAGGAGACACCAAGTCTATCCTTGATCGTTGCCAGCACACCCTTGTGCTTAACGATACCAGATACTCGGCGTGCGAACTCAGTACACACCGCGTTGTAGGACGACTCAGTGATATTGAGAGACGATACCTCTTGATGGATGGCCATTAGTAGGCCGTCGATAATCTCTCCATCTAGTACAGCTTCCACGGGGAGACGGTCATCGTAAGCGTTCGTGAGCATCTTGATATGCTTCGCCAACCGCTTGATCAGAGGCATGTTACGGTTAGCTACCATCTCAGGATCGGCCTTATCGAAGCCTGGTGCTCCTGTATCCTTGAACGCACCCTTCCTGAGATCAGCAGCCAAGCAGAAGTCCTCTGTAGCATAGTCATGAGGAGCGACATATGCTTCATCGTGGCCGAGGACAGATCCCTCGAACGTCTTGCCACTGGTCATCCGCTCACCTGTGTAAACGGGACCATCCTTCGTCATCCTCCCAAACCTAGTCCTAATCAGAGGTGCGTCCTCAACCTCCACCTTCTCCTGAATCAAGGACTCAAACGAATCCCTGCCCCTAGCCCAGACAGTCAGACGATCTCGCAACACCTCGGTGTTAACCGCGATATCATCGAAGTCGTCCATCTCGAACTCAGCTGCCAACTCAGGTGTAGATACACCCTCAGCCAATGCCCGAGCTAGATGGTCAACAGACCAGTACTTCCCGTCAATGTAGAACGCAGTCTGTTCCACGTCCCACTCGTAGTTCTCATCGTAGACGTTGCTGTTTGCTGGCGAGAACATCATACGTGAGCCGACCTTGTCCTCTAGCCATCTCGCCGGGTCACCAATACCATCCGGTACCAGGTCCGAGAAGCAACGTACGAAGTCGTTCTCCGAGTCATCCTTCGCGGCCTGTCGCATAGCAGCTGCCGCTGTGCCCAGTACGTGGTTAGCCTGGTAGAAGATGTCATCCATACCATCCAAGGGACGATACGTATTGCATGCATCAACAGCCGCTGCTGTGATGTCATCAACCCGATCCAGCTGCCACGGATCACCAGCATATGTATTCATGGCAATTGCCGCAGCTGCCTCTACCATCGCCGTTCTCGCAAAGCTATCCATCGTAATCTCCCTTTCACATTCAAGAGATATGCTACAACTACTCAGCGTTGACCACCAAGCCGATTGCTTCCATCTCGGCCACCACAATCTCAGCCATTGCTGTCACCATTCCCTCAACATAGTCGTCAACGAAATTGTTAGCATCTTCAGCCTCAACGGCTTTCTGCGCAGTCTTAGCTTTCGCAGCCTTGACCCGTGTGGCCTTCCCGGCCTGGTAGTCCATAGCTGACAAGTAGCCTAAACCACCCGTTGCCGAATTGATACGACGCGCTACTGCCCGCTGCAACTCATTGTCCCTAAACGAACTCAACGGCTTGCTCATTACTACTCCTTGTGTATAATACTAGTGGAGGTGTATATGGAAAACATTCTGAGTGTTCTTGCGAAGTTCTTTGCTGCAACCGATGTTCGGTTTATCATCGGTCATATCGTTGTCAATCTGGTTATGGCTATTGCTGCTGGCCTCAAACAGAAGGACTTCGACTTCCGACGGGTGGCTGAGTTCTTGTGGCGCAAGCTGCTGCCCTATGTTCTAGGGTATGCAGTCGTCAAGGTTATAGGCGATTGGTGTGCTCTCACACCGCTGTTGCCCATTACCTGGATTGCTATTGAGACAACCCTTCTAGGTGATCTCATCGACAACCTGGCCAAGTTGGGTTTGAAGCTCCCCGACTTTATCACCACTCGTATTTCAGTAGACGGAGAGAGGTAGGTTACCGACTACCTCTCCCCCAGATGCGGGCAATGCAAGCCCCGACTATGGCCTCTGTATCTCACACAGGGGCCATAAATCTTACTGCGAAGCAGCTATAGCACGTAATACCTGCGCCTTACGTACGTTGATTTCCTTCCACCAAACGCTATCCCACTTCCGATTCGAGGAACCTTCCTTGACCGCGTTGTAGTACGCAGTCCAACGGTTTCTCTCTCCCTCGCGTCCGGTTGCTTCCAACACCTGATCCACTGTGATACTACCGTGGATCTTGGACTGCGCAAGTAACGCTCGGACTACTGCCTCATCCGTGGATGAGTTGAAGGAGCGCTCGGCTCCCTCGTTTGCGGGCAATGTTTTGTAGAGACTGGGATCAGCTGTCAGACTGACATAGTTCTGCGCAGTATCCTCGTCGCCCATGAACACGATCCGACCCTTCTCATTCGTCACTGTGACACTCATTTCGACTCCTTTAGGCGATTCCATCGGCGGATCTGCTGACCCGCCAACACCATGATCTCACTGAGGTGGGGGATGACATGTCCCCAGTACAACTTCCTGAGCAACACTATGTCATCCTCGTCCTCAGCATACACCGACACAAACGTCGGCATTGGCTCTCCACCAATACCGTACGCCTTCAACTCAACACGAACCCTCGTATCCAGATCTCGTGCTGCCATCTTCCAGTATATGAGGTGATATACCGAATAGCATCCAAGGAATGTCATATTTGCCTCCGTTTCCTCCATATCATGAACTCTAACACAGTTTTGTCGTGCTTACTCAGATTACAAGTAGAGCATATATACACCAGGTTGCTTGGCTGATTTCCACCACCACGAGATACTGGTTGGATGTGATCGATGTGCCCTTTCTTGATCGGCTGGTTACACCAGCAGCAGAAACCATTAGCTGCATTGATCACATCTATGATCACCTCTTTTGTGATCCTAACCCCTCCAGCTACCCTTCTGTTGTGACCATAAACAGCTTGTGTGGCCTTGTTGTATGTAGTGATGGCTTTGCGTAGGCGTCTTTGTAGATCGGCAGCCTTTCTGTCCATGTCGTCGTGTGCTCTCTGATTGTACCATATGTTTTGTTTGACAGTATTGAGCATATATGTTTCCTTTTCAACATTGTGTGGATTTTCCTGTACACTTAACAAATATTAACAGGTATTGCGCAGTCTTCTGCGCAGCTATTACCAAATCCAACCTGAAGGAGGAGGGTCTGGCAGAACATCGAAACCTTCCTCATTGGCGTCTTCTGTATCGAACTCAACATCGCCCACACTGTCGCCCTCGCGGGCACGTCGAACCTCGATCAGGTCACCAATCTTGACGGTCTCAGCTGCTCTGACCATGTCCATGAACGCACCGCTGCCATCTACAACTCCATCTACCACTAGAACAAACATTCGTGCCTCCATAGTAGGGGGTTGATATCCCCATCGTAGAACATGTCAGCTTCCATGTCAGCTCCACCAGATATTGATATTACCGGGCTGAACTCACCGTACTGATCCACGTTACACAAGGTGTACTTCATGCCCATGTTCTCATATGAGAAGAGTATCTCGATAGCGAACGGTTGCTCAACGTGCCTATATATCTTAGCCCACTCGTTTGCTGAGATGGGGTCGTAGTCCTTATATAGCTCAAAGCGTGGCCCCTCAACCAAGTCTGTGAAGACCTTCCATACCCTAGCTGGGGTACCTTCCAGCTTTGGCACCGACGCGATAGCCTGCGCAGCTGTGCGCTCCATCACCGCATCATAGAGATCGGCTCCGTCCATGAGCTGAGCGTATTGCTCATCAACCCAGTCATCTTCGGCACTGTCGATCTCAAATCCTGTATCGTTCAAACTCACCAGTGTTGCTGGTAACCACATGTTAACCTCCAAATAGAGTAGTCTGATTCCAGTTCTCTTCCACAATGTGCAGCTTGTTGTTATCGCCAACGAGCTTGTGGACAACGACCTTGCGGTCAAACGACCTGACGAAATCATCAGGCTGTGTCTTGCGCACAACCCGATTCCCACTGAGTCCACGGGCATACGTACTAGCTGTATCGAAGTCACCAATCATGGCCACGACGCCATTCAACAACACGGTGTACTTCTCTACCTTACGACCATAACCCATCGTCTCTCCGCACTTAGCATCGTGGGCAATAGCCTCCACAACATGTGTCGTGAAGGTAATGTCCTCACCAGTCAACATCATCAAGTTACTCACAGCTACGGCCTTCTTGTTGTTATCCACAAGACCGATGATTGTGTTCTTCACCGATGTTGCCATATCTCCAATGTACTCTTGTATAGCGTCCACTGTTCCCTCCCGTAACTGAAAATATCAGTCAAATATTACGTAGTAGCTATTCGACTCATTGTCCACAATAGCTACTACATTCTCAACGATACTACAAGCCTCGAAGACACCCCGTATTCTCAATCCTCGTCGTCGTCTAGACCCTCCTCTACTAGCCAAATCATCTCACGCTCAATACCACGCTTACCGTGGCACTGTTTGTACTTCCTACCACTGCCGCACGGACATGGCTCATTGCGTCTGACGATGGGAATCACATTGGGGAGCCAGTACTCACGCGGCTTCCAGTGATCTGCGATCTGCTGCTTGATGACGCGCAATGGTACAGCTTCCATCACATCCTCCTAGTACCAGCGATCGTCAACTATGATCTCTTCGGTGCCTCGATAGTCATAGTTGCGCCAGGATCTGGGCAACGCTGCACGCATCCTATCCGCAAATGGGAACGACCGATTTGGCCCATCGCAGTTATCTAGTGAGAAGATACCCTTGTAGCCATCAAACATAACCTGGTTGCCAACTAGCCAGTATGCTTGCTTGATGGACACAGCCCTAACCTTTATGACCCAGGGCTTTGATCTTCCGTAATACTTGACGATACTACCCGGACTGCTGCAATACAGCTCATATGTACGTCGTCTTCGCTTAGTCATCATATCCTCCTAGTCAAGCCATGAATCTTTGAATTCAATGGGCTTGCGACCCTTGCGGTTGAACTTCGTCCAGCCCTTGTTCACCGCAGCTCGCATTCGATTGTTGAATTGGAACAACCCTGCCATTGAAGGACCGCCCGGGTAATTCATAAAGAATACACCGAGTTGGTCGTCAAGCATCACCTCTTTGCCTACGAAGTAGTATGCTTGCCTGATACTAACAGCTCGTACAAATATAGACCACCTGCCACTACTATTCCTGAACTTGTTGGTGATGCTGTCGCCGGAGAAGCCTGAGTATATGCAATAGGTCCTAATGCGTTTCTTGGACACGATACTATTCTCCTTGTGTCGTCGCTTAACACGAACGACATTCTCAATCTCGTGACCACGTATCCAGCGATACATGGCTTTCTGGTCATGATACGTTCTCAGGTCATCATAGTCGTGGTCTACAACGAACGGCAAGGCATCCACCCAACCACCCTCGAAGATGTATACGGTATCACCAACGAACACCGCTTCCACACGGTATTTCTTGTAGCCGTGAAGCCGCTCCCGCACTTCACAGAGAGGATGGTATCGAACATATACCTGGCACTCATGTTGTGTGCCAAAGTGTTTGGTTATACCATCCTTCGAGACGGCGCAACATTGCCATTTATCCATCATATCCTCCTAGTCAAGCCAGCTCCACGTAATACCAAGAAGAACTTGGTCAATACACTGTCTGCATACACCAAACTTCTTAGCTAGATTTTTTCTAGACAAGCTACTTGCTCTAATATGTCTTACATCATCAGCACTTAGCTTTGTGCCGAAGGCACGTTCCTTGTGTGCCATATCTACCGCATTGTCTCTTGCTGTTCCTGTAAACAGGTGTTCTGGATTGACACAGAGTGGGACATCACAGTGGTGGCAAATGTATAACCCGTCTGGTATTGGCCCATACGCAAGCGTGAAGGAAAACCGATGCACGCCTATAAACTTGCCATCTATCTTTATGCGTCCATATCCATTAGTGTCTGGAGCACCTGTCCATAACCAGCAATCATCAGTCTTATTAACCTTACGCCAAAAGCGTTCCTCCGGAGTCATCTTGCAGGTTCGACCTGTAATGGCGCTATAGGTTCTACCTCTGATGATATTGCAAATGGACTGGACGCTAGCATCATACTCTTTAGCCAAATCGCTAAAGCTAGCCCCGCTAAGCACTTGCCCCACTATACATCTGCACTGCTCGGGAGACATTCTTGATCTTCTCATACAACCTCCTTGTGCGCAGAAAGACTACTTCTTGAGAACGCCACGCTGCTCCATAACCTTGATCTGCCAAGCACTCAGATTCTTCGATCCATACTTCGCACAATGAGCTGTCAGCTCGTCAACTGTCATCCCGCCACTTCCACCCTGATGAGCAAAGTACTTCTTCGTCCGATCAGCGAATCCACGATTCTTCTTGGTCACGATAACCTCCTTGTAGTAAGCACGGTATTGTGCCCACTGCTTAGAGGGAAGCCCGCGCTTCCCCCTAAACGCTACGCACTATATCCGAAGTTCTTCAAGATAGCATACATCTTGCGAATCTGGGTATACGACGACATCTTAGCGCCCCTGAAGTCATGCTCATAGCGGCACTTGAAGCCCAAAGAACGAGCCTGCCGCACAAATGCAATAGCCTCCTTGGGTGAGCTTGTGAACCTCGCGTATACCTGCTTCAGCGGAACTGTGGGGGTGGACACGAACAACTCCAACCATACCATCACTATGCGCTCACTCATTCGTCTCTCCACAGGGATGAAAGCGCACCCCTTAACGCAACATCAGACAACGTAATGTCGTCTACACTAGCCGCTCACATTACGGCTAGTGGAAACACACTATGCTAGAATTAGAATCCCCTGACGGTACCGTACACACGCGGATTGCGGAAGCTCACCTGCTTTGCGTGCTTAGCGCCCAACTCCTCCAAGAGATCGCACACCTCTTGTGTGCAATCAGCCCAGCCGTACCCTGAGTGCCTGGACACCCAAGCGACGTTCTTGGACCACGTAATGCGGCAACCACCACCGGCTGTTGCGCTGTCCTCGAAAGACCAGTACTGGCCGTGGTTAGCAAACCCGGAAGTCTTGCCCTCATACTGAGGATCACAAGTCTCTGCGTATGTGAGCAACTCCAAATTCGCGCACTCTGCTGCGAATTTGACGATTTCCAACGACACCAGATAGACCATCGAACCCACTGTGAACATCACACTACCTCCAAATAGATAATATCCGGTAAGCGATTGCAACACACGAGCGACCATGTCAGCGTGGCTTCTAGTCAGGTCTAACTCAGCCGTATCCCTACGGCATAGCCCCATTTATCGCCCTTGAGGCAATCTCGTGTGCTCCGTTCGCCTACCGGATTCTGAATACTACTACTATTGAAGCCTCCATGTAACACATGGTGGAAGCGTCTCTACGAACTGGACGAGGCGCTTCATATTCGTCACTGAGTACGGCGTCGTATATTCCTCACTACCAGAATACACTCTACGGACTGTGATAAAGGATGATCCCTTTATCGTTACTACTACCTGTCTACACGCTACAGCGTACCTGCTGAGCATCTGAGGCGTAATCCTCCTCATCACATACCTCCTTGTGCGCAGAACACTACACTACCCCACACGCCACCACATACAGCACAATGAACACAACAACAACAACGATGTTCGATACTACTACTACGATACCCTTCACAGTGAACCTCCCTATGAAAAAGACGCACCGCGTAATGCAGGTGCGTCAGGCGTAGTATTGCCCAGATTGCCCACCACTCGTCAGTGATGAGCAAACGAAACATACTACAGGAAACCGAGTTTCTTCATCTCGGCCTTGATCTTACCCAGGCCCATAGTGCGCTTGTGGCCACTGTGAGGTATGCCAACCCTGCGCCACTCATCATCCTCGATAGCAAAGACGGTCCAGTAATTCGCGTATGGATCATCATCACCATAGTTCTCGATAACGCCCAGCGGCAACTTGCCCGGGCGCTTGATCTCGTAGCAACGGCGCTTGGGAAGCACCCCCACATCAATGACACAGTGTGTGCCAGGAATAGCGTCAGACATAGGGCGCAACCAGTGATACGGAGTAAACGACTTATACGTCAACAACATCAGGAACACTTGCATCATAGCCTCCTATACAACATAGATACGGTAGGTGTAGTGACACCTTCTCTACGCACAACCCGTGTTGTGCGCAGAATGCAGCTCACTACTATGACACAAGCTCAAGGTAGCGGATAATGTTCTCTGCATCTTGACCAGAGAACTCTCCCTCGTTCCCATCAGTATAGAACACCGCAATATCCCCATTGTCAGGTGCGTGTGTAATAGATACAGTATCCATGTTGATGTATCCACCATCTTCCAGTCGTATCCAATGCTTGTTCATCACTACCTCCATACATACACACACCACATAGCGTAGGTGTGTGAGGTGTAGTACCACCTAGCCTGTGCGCCACCACCCAGGGTGTAGCACAGGGGAAGCGTACTACTAGAAGATGGGGGCCAGCCCATTGAGCATAGCCATACCCCATGTGAATACGTATGCTGCTACTACCAACGCCAATGCTGCCATGCCCATGTATACCAACACTAGTAACGCCTTCATCACATACCTCCATATATAGACACATAGCGTAGTGCGTATGTGCCAGGTGTAGTATCACCTAGCCCACACACCACCACCTGGTGATGTATGGGGGAAGCGTACTATACTAGAGCGTGACAGCGTCCCATACCGCTTGGGCATGGGCCTTATCCTGCTTGATCCAGTCATCACAGTGCAACGCATAGCGCTCCCAGTATGCATTGTTCTCAGCTTCAAAAGCCACGAAGTCTGGTACCATAGCTAGACGTAGTAGAACACTGTTACCATCCTTACGCTGATTCTTTGCGTATAGGTTGGATGTACCAAAGGATGCTATTGACTCGACAACACCATTGACTACTACAACGTATTGCTTCGTGTTCATGATGCCTCCTATTAGTGAGTATGTGTTAAGCGTGATAGTGGGTAACTATGCCCCACCCTCCTCTTACACGCTACAAAGGGGCCAATTCAGCCCCAAAACACGCAATTAGGGCTTAAATCACGTCAATTCGACGTAATAGCCCCACCTATGCTTAGTGGACCATCACGGCCCTACGTGAGCCTAGCCTTGCGTGTGCAGCTCGCGGGGTCACACAAGATGGAAGACGAGAGGGGTGCACGCCACGCTATCTCTAGTAGAAGACATAGCATAGGACACCCCCCTATGTTCAATCTTGCAGTGGGCGGCGATGCTTCTACCCTCCTTAAACTCGGACAGTGTTTTCCAAAACACCTCTAAACGAATTGACAGAACTCGGGGCCATCCACATTCTCCACACATCTACGGGTACAGCGCGACAGAAAATCTCTGCGTGACTACCCCACATATTCAGACAGATCTCGGTATTCTCTCCCATGTCTCGTACAAGGGTAGCTGCTTCATCCTTGCTAAGGGCACCGTTCCCACCGGAGCCCGACCAATCGAGGATGCTCTTTGCTTCACATACCATCTGGAATGCTTGGTCCCTAGTTATCGTTGGGTATTTCATCCTGTAAAGTGGAAGTAGTGCATAAACGCCAGCAGAGGCTCAGCCTCCTTCTTAGAAAGTATGGTATAGTGATCCCTACTCCCGTTGAAGTAGACCGTATAGCCACCACTTGAAGGCTTAATCGCAGCCACATTATCGGGGTTGATCCACGTCTCTCCGCATTGAATCCAGTATCTCTTATCCATATCTATCTCCTATAGTTGGCAGGGTGTTTTTCAATACTATCTTTTTCTTATACGGTATATCCAGAGCTTCGTTGGCGAGCTCTAGGCCTCTTTTTAGTACCAGGTGTAGTCGCCAAGCCTCTGTTTTCCAGTCCAGTGACACTCTCCAGCAATACATCTCTATACCGTCATGGCCCTCCTCCACTCTGATTGTCCAGTCTTCCTTGGTACTTCGTATGATGGCACACGCTTCGTCGTGTGTGACGTTTTCCCCATTAGCTACTGGTCCCCAATCGTTAATATCAACTGACTTATGGATTAAGGCAAGAGCTCGAAGTTTAGTTATATCTACATTTCTCATTGGTATCTCCTATATCTGACGAGGGATGAATATCTTCCCGGCGTCCTTCTGCGCACAAACACTCATAATCTCAGCAAATGAATCTCCACTCTCTGGGTATAGCAGCATCCTCCACACGTTACGATCCTTCGTTCTACAGAACACCTCCATATGATAGCTCCACTGGTAGATACAGATTTCACCATCTGCATCCTTCACAATATCGACAGCTTGCTCCTTCGTAATCTCAACCTTCTCTACAAGGTTAGTCCAATCCAGGATCACTTCTGTCTTACACAGCATCTGAAACATCTGATCCTTCGTTATCGTCTCAAACGACATCAAACACCCCCTTTAGCAATGGCTCCACCCCACGAAGCCGAAGTCCCCAATTTCCCTCTTTTCCTCCGCAATGGTTTCCTATCGTGCACAAAAAAGGTACCTCGCTACCATATTGCTCTATCCAGATATGGGTAGTAGTGCCCAGAAGTATCTGTACAGCTTCTTCCTGCGTAAGTATCTTATCGTTGTTTAACTCACTCTTGATTAACAGACTCCTTCTCACGATCCTAAACGCCTGATCCCGGGTGATCTCATCCTTATACATCAGTCCATTAGCAGGTATGCAGCTGCCCACTTGACATTCTCGCCCTCAAGCACGATTCGCCATTCCCAGTACGTATTTGCGTAGATAGGTCCCATTCCCTTCTCTCTACATTTCAGAATCAGCTGTTCCATCTCATTTCCATAGGGCTTGGCCCAGATCTCGTGTACGAGCGCAACTTTCCTCAACAGCTCCATGACCCCATCTTTGGATATAGGCTCATTCGGCTTTCCGTATATCCAGTTGGTGATCTTGTCTGCCATAGACAGCGCCAGAAATGCCTGTTGTGTGGTTATCACTTTCATAGGTCCTCTATGTCCATTAGAATGAACTCTCTATATAGAAACCTTTTGCATTTTAGGACGATGAGATTGAGGGTGGGGAAGGTCGTGGTTGATAATCCAGCATCACTCTTTGCATCTCTGATATAGTCGATAACGTACTTCTTTGATGGGCTTTGGTAAGCTGAATAGCCCAACCAATATCGTACTCTACCGGCCCTATTCACAAGCTCTACAGCTTTTTCTCTAGTGATATCCATTGTGTATTCACCTATATAGTGTTAGTGCCCATGTGAGCGGGCCATTTTCTTCTCTACAGAATATGTGGGTTAAGTCTTGTCTAAGAGATGACGTTATATCTGATCTGGTTAGTACATGGGTGTCTTTCACATTGGCTAGCTTAGTTCGAGCGAAGTCCAACGTCACTTTCTTTTGATTCACTCCAAACACTAGGTAGGATACCCTATTAACCCCATTCAGCGCTTTCACAGCCTCGTCTCGTGTAATGATCATGATTCGTACAGTGTCATCGACCAAATGTAATCTCGATCTAAACGATCTTTCTTACTGTAAATCGCTACTGTGTTTGTACCGTACATATCTTGAATCAGCAACAAGTTATCAGGGGCTTCAATGATGATCTTCCTGGCCGCATCACGGGTTATGACTTTTGTGTCCCCTGGGTTATAACGACAGTAGTAGATCGTCTTATGCGTGTTGACATGCTTGATGCAATCGTCTTTTGTGATGATCATATCTTCCTCTGCGTTTATAGGGAATTTCCATGCATCTGATGCGTGTCTATCATCTGTTATGTAATCCCCGCCATTGAAAGTATGTGTTGTTACCCAGTCTGTATTTAATCCCGTCGGGGCTATTAGATCTAACAGTTCAGAGCCAGGGGTTAGAGCACGCCAGTAAGGTGCGACGGGTTCTTCCGGGGTCCAATCATGAATACTCATACTTCTCCTGTCAGGGTCAAAACCCATTCATCGTTATCTACTAGAACCAAATCTATCGTTTTGGAGAATATACAGGGGACAAGGTGATCATCTTCGATGTTGATTACTAGGAGTGTGGCGGCTTCTTTGGTAATCGGCTCATATCCTGTATTCGAGTTCCATTGTATGATGTCGGAGGCCTGCCTAACCAACTTCATCACCTCGTCTCTCCCTAGCATGGTCATGACAGTAAGTGGTCTAGTGCCTTTTTGACGAGGACCCTAGCTCCATCTGGTCTCCAGTGCTTGATCAGGCCTTCTGTAGCAGGGAAACGTATTCTGTAGTCACAGAAGCCATCGAGATCACCACCAGCTTCACGCTGAATGTAGATCTCCTCTATTAGGCTGTAGTTCGCCATGATCTTTACCCTTAGCATTTCCCACTCCCTTTCGGTATCCATTACTCATATCCCGGTCTCTTGTTAGATCTCACTATGGCGTCCATTCGACTACTGGCCCACGGTCCCATACTGCTACAATTGCCACATCGTGTCTTATAGCCAACGACATTGGCGTGTTTTGCTTCGACAACTTTCATCATGCAACCACAATGGACACACTTTGCGATCTCTGGCTCTATAGGCCTACATGTAATGTCATACTTCCATTTCGTTCTGATTTCGTGCATGGTGCCATCTGTCTTACGAAGAACGACCTGGCCCATACTTTTACTAATCACTGTACCTTCAAACCTTACCGTCGTTGTCTGTTTGCTCATCGCCTTCCTCCACAGAATCAGTCTCAACCAGCTGGTATTTCTTGAATGCTCTCTTGAATCCCAGTATTTCATCATCGGCTAGATCCAGGCGATACTCACACTTCACTATTGGCGGTTGCCCTGCCTGGAATACGATCCCAAACCGGTAGATGTGGTCTGGTAATCCTAGAATGTCAATCAACTCCTGTCCAAGCATCGTTTTATTCGCCATCGTTTTCCTCCTCGTATCCAAAGCGTGCCATATAGGGCTTTAGGAATCCAATCTTATCCATGGTATGAGGTGTCTTCCAGCGGCCTATGGACTCTTCGCGAACTGGTATTGTGGCCAACGGAATCCCCAGGAAGTTCTCAAGACGACCTAGTGTATCATACTGCTCTAGTACGAAGTCCTCGAACCTGATTTCGATGTAATGCTCTGGTTTTGGTGTTGCAAGCATCAAGTTGTACTGATATTTCCAGGAAATAGCGCGATTTACTCGTACGTCCTCATCTTCTGTGTAATCGATACCGAAATCTTTGAGATTATCGGTCATATGATTGCCCAGGATGCAATCTCGGGGATCTCGGACCCAGTAGATGTAATGCGCGTCAGGGAACCTACGAATGATCCACGGCAGCGATAGAATGGTCTCTGGGAGCTTCCACCCTTTCTGCGCATAACCGCTATTCACTATATCCTGTAGATAGAAGTCCAAAGCAGACCTATACTCTTTTGGCAAGATACGGATAGTCATTGCTGAGTCAAAGTTCCACAGCAGGTCACCTTTATAGGTCACGTACCTGCTAAAGATCTTAGCTGCGTCATACATGGCCTCTGCTGGAATGAGATCGCCCGCACCGTTGAGATGGTGGCCCATATGAACACCACTGGCTAATAGTGTATGTGCTATAGCCCGCGTACCTGAATGACCGCGTCCAATGACGATGATCATATCACCCTCTCCCTTGATATACATCTATTGCGTAGGTATATCCATCCCAATTATCAACGCCCGCTGCTTCTAGAGCATCAATCCACTTTTGATCTCCCACAAGATGCGCAAACTTCCGCACTTGCTCACGATCACTCTCTTTCTCTTGCCCTGTGAGATCGGCATACTTGGTATGTACTTGTCTATCCCAGTGCTCTACTAAGCTAGCCGGAATCATCATACTGCCGTCTGGATATTCCTGACATTGCTTGAATAGATAATCCATCCAATGCGACCAAATCTCATTGTGTTGTATCGCAGACAACTGTTCCATTTGTTCGTTTTCCATATCTTTCCCCTTTATCAATTTTCCTAAGTCTTGCGACGATATTGCTAGATTCTCCTTCTACTACAAAAGAATGGTCGCGTATGGTTACGATATCACCTATATTCCACTCAGAAGTCACTCTAATTGGTTTACGGGCCACCTTTTCCGGTATAGAGATTACAAGACCACGCTTTCTGTCCCATGTAGCTCTAAAGAGTACTTCTTCACCATAAGTGATACAGAAGCATATGACATCTGTGCCGTCAAACTTCTCACCAAGCTTTGTAGACACCTCTATCCCAGTTAGGCTCCTGAGTCTTGTGAGAATCCCGCTATTCCTAGTTCCACACCTCGTCGTAGTACCGCGATTACCAGTTAACCATCCGTAGAACCTAGACATTACCCCTCCTTATAGCTTAGACAGGTATTCCAGGGCTTCATCACATGTCTCGAAGATGATGTCTGCAGCCTCCATGACGAATGCATGGTAGTGAAAGTTGTCGATTACAACCACAGTATGCTTTCGTAGCAGAGATGCCCACGCAAGCTCAAACACGGTGCCAATGCTCACGCTTTTAGCATGACTAAGATCTGCAAAGACGATATCGCTTTGCTCGACCATCCACCTATCTCTTTCAACAATAGCGTGGTTAGTAGTTGTTGCGCCCTTGTATCCATAGCCCCTGAGTACTGTCTCGTTTCGCAGGTCATCTTTACCCAGCATTGGGCTAAGAACGGTATGACCCGCCATCTCTAGTATGTTCTTCTTGGTTGTGAAAAACTCTTGAACAGCGTCGAATGACAGGCCGCTAATTGGCCCCGCTATGTAGATCTTCATCTTCCATCTCCTCTATTGTGAAGCCACAGTAGTTAGCCGGTTGTACTACTGCTAACCGCTTTCCATTCTCGTCATAAAACGACAGATCCATATCAGTATACTTCCATCTATGGGCCTCAATCACCATCGTTTCCCCGCTCGATAGATAGATAGTGTATTTATTCATCTCGCTTTCACCAAATCGTGAGCCGAGAACCATCTATCAAGTTCTACTAGCTTAACCTCAGTTCGCTTGTTCTTCTCTGCCCAAATGCATTTGATGGTATAGGTCTTCCATTCGTTACCCTTGATATGAACCTTGTCGCCTCTGTGTATCTTGCTCATCGTGTTACTCCTTGGATTGTGCGCAGAAATAGGTGATCGTCGAGACCCCTCTACGTTCAAGGGAATACCTTTACTCTATAGCTATTTCATAGTACGGCTTGAATTTCTTTGCTTATGCACTATTAAACCCGTTCTTCCGCTGTTGTAGGCTCGGTTTGTCCCATAAAGTGTCCAACTTCGGAGTAGGGCTTCTGCGGGACTTGTGCCATCGACATTAGTACTAATTGCACAAGACGATCTCCGTTTTGAAGGGATACTAGGGATTTGAGGACATTTGTCATTTCTAGCGTTAGTGTACCGGCAAAAGTCGGTTCTACGAAGCCAGCGTGCAAATGTTCAATTCCTCTACGTCCAACGCGAGATTTCAGCTTGATATCACCGGCAGCATCTGGTGGCATCGTAATATACTCAAGAGTATCGAGCAAATACAGCTCTCCTGGCTTCATCCACAACACACTGGTGAGTTGTACGTCTGACCACTTACCTCCTTCGCGAAAACGGTATCTACCGCTCCAGCGAAGGTCTATAGACGCTGGGTTCACCAGCTCTGGTACAAAAGGCGAAATACCTCCAACAGAGGCCCACTGAGCCAACATTACATCATTCCAGATCATATATATTCCCCTTACGAGCTATCGAGTGTTTCTGAGAATCCACATTCTGCGCAGCTATACGTATGTTCAAATTCACGACCTCTGACATCTGTCATGCCTTTGTGTTTGCATCCTACATGATAGAACGCTACGAAGGTGGTAAAACCATACTTGGTTTCAAGTGCTCTCCATCCCTCCGGTGCTTTCCAGTCCTTATATGCACGGATGGATGCTATGGCTACGTATCCATGCCCGTAGTCTACGAAGTGTACTCTTACTACCTTATCAGAGACGAGGTCATGAATCTGCCTTACTGGTGGCCATGGAAATGACGAGTAGTGATTGCCAAGGAAGGTCAGTTGTAGGAACTCATGCTCTAAGATCATTTCATATGGGGTAGGCATTTGGTTGCTGATTACCGATAGATCTACACCGTATTTGTTCATCCTATTCCCTCTTTGTGATGGTCTGTATACAGGTTGGGCACAAACATCCCGCCATTTACCACTACCCACTTCTTCTCGATCTGAACCTTGTCTCTGAAAATACGGCCCACTTCATAACCTCTTTGCCGCGAGTACTTGATTAGGTTCTCTAGTATCTGGCAACCATATGCGTTGGTATGGGCCTCCAATGTCGCGGTCTTGATATGGTTATCCACAACCAATGACTCTATGAGTCTGTGTACCATAGCTGTTGTGGTTCCACTACCCCTACCGGCTTCTCTAGTGAGTATGATGTTCTCGTCGTTCTTGTCGGTTATCCATCCCTCGTACATTGATGGGTGCATGAATACGGTGTCTCCTATTGCGTATACTTCTTCGATAGGTGTCACCACAATCTCGATCTGGAAGGGGCGGAACAAACCCTGCTTCACCCTCTGCCAGAATGTCCTCTTTAACCTACGCACTTCCGTTGTTTGCATCCAATCGCATGTATATACGTTCATCAAACCTCCATTTGATGTTTATTGCGAAGCAGCTATGGGCGAACAAATTGACTATATCGAACAACCGCATATAATAAAGGAGTACATGACACATATGTTTGAATTCACGCAAAGATATTGCTTACCGAAAGACCAGAAAGCTACTTTGGACAGCCTTCTATACGCACTTAGAGAAGGCCGTATTAAACGAGTAGATGCAAAAGAGCACGCTATAATACGACTTAGAAACGCCATGTTGTGTAGAGGTATAGGAGGTGTACTTACAGAAGACTTCGATTTGTTCCTTGACAATGTTTTGAGTCACTTTGATTTAGCAATAAGGGAGGGAGTACTAAGATGTTGATCGCAATGCCCGTATGGGACACAGAAGAGAACGGCAGGAGTGAACTAACTGCAAAGACGCTAGAGGTGCTGATGGAGAGCATCAGAGGCACAGACCGCGTTGTGGTATCGGACAATGGGTCTTGTAAACTGACACACTATGTTTATCAGACCGTCATGGAACGCTATGAAAACTTCTCCGTGATCTTTAACGGAGAGAACCTTGGAATTGCCGGTGGTACGAATCAGGCTTGGAGACTGGCTGACGAGGGAGAAGTTCTCTGTAAGATGGACAACGATTGTGTCATAAACACACCCGGGTGGACATCGCGTGTAGAGTTCGTTCTTGAGCGCATGCCTTCTGTTGGTATTCTCGGCATGAAGCGCAAGGATCTACCGGAACGGCCTACTTCTTCGGAACCATTCTATCGCACACGCCTTTTGATGGTTGATCAGAAGCCAGGAGAGCCGTGGATAGTAATCGAGGAAACGAACCACGTTATGGGTACCTGTTACTGCTTCAATCCAAGTATGTTACCTGAATTCGGCTACTTGCTACAACCTGACACGGTCTATGGCTTTGACGATGCTATCGCTGCCCTTAGAGCACACAAGCTGGGATATTCATCGTGCTTCTTACATGGCGTTGATATCGATCACATTGATCCAAATCCACTAGCTGAATATACAGCATGGAAGAGTAGGCAGGCTTCTCAGGGTATGCCGAACTACAACAGATACAAGCTCGCTCTACAGAACGGTCAGATTCCACCATACTTTGATGGAGGCTTCAACAAACACGTAGAAACAGATATTGTCGAGCCAACTGAGGCTTGATATGAGATACACTATGGAAAGGTGGTACAATGATTAAGCTGGACATGGGCTGCGGCCTGAATACCAAGAAGCCATTGGACGACTGGATTCATTTGGACTTTGACGAAGGGCCTCACATCGAAATAGTGTGTGACTTCGTTGATATTCCTCTTGAGGACGACTATGTAGACGAGATTTGGGTTGGTGATGTAATTGAGCATGTTCCTGTGTGGAAGTATCACCTCGTTTTCCCTGAGTGGAAGCGAATTCTCAAACCGCACGGCCTTCTACACGGCACTACTCCTAGCCTTGACTCTAATATCAAGAAGTATGTTGCTGGCACGATTGATCGTGAAACTTTCATGCGAAACTTGTATGGAGACCAGGCTGGTTACCCACATCAGCACTATAACCTTTTCACGAAAATCACGTTGGTAGACCTACTTACCAACTATGGATTTACGTCAATCAATCTCGATAAATCACCTGGTGATAAAGATGTTCCATGGTGGCTCCACTTTGAATGCAGGAACGGGAAATAGACATGTATGCCTTTATCATCAACTACAACCGTCTTCACCTTCCGCGCAGAATGGCAGACTATCTTGCTGAGTGTCCTGGGGTAACCCCTATCATCATAGATAACAAGAGTACATATCCCCCGTTGCTGGAGTACTACGAGACTACACCTCACAAGGTTCTGCGTATGGATATGAACTACGGGTGTGCTGTAGTCTGGCTAACGAGTATCCTGGACGACTTTGGTCTCAATGGTGGTTTCGTTGTCACAGACCCCGATCTGAAGATCGACCATATCCCGAAGGATTGGCCGCATGTACTTCAGCTAGGTCTAGATAGACATGAGTTTGCGTGTAAGTCTGGTTTCTCTCTAAGGACCAGCGACTTACCACCGACAGTTATCGGTATCCAGGCTAAGAAGTGGGAAGCCATTGCTTGGTCACGTAAGGTAGACGATCAGTTCTATGGCAGTGACATTGACACAACTTTCTGTCTATGCCGTAGTCGACTACATGATTTCCCCGCTGTACGCTCTGCGCCACCCTACGATGCTATACATGTCCCTTGGTACTACGACAAGGTAAGCGACCTATCAGACGACGAGCTATACTATATGAAATCAATTGGTGTTGGTCAGTCCAATTACTGGACTACCAAGATAGCAGAGCACATGGAGGTTCAACAGAAATGATCCCGTACATTGGCGATATCAGTAAAGCAGACGCTGTGGTATTACGTAAGCTTGCCTGTGAAGCAACCAGCATCCTAGAGTTTGGATGTGGAGCGTCTACACAGGTGATGGCTGCTTATTCTACATGTCCTATGAAATCGGTTGAAACCGATCCTTACTGGATTGAGACCACCAATAAGCGTCTCTCAGATCTAGACATACGTGAGATAGAGATTGTTACATACCAACAATACATGGAGAGAAAGGGTAGTGGCTACGATCTCATCTTTGATGATGGAGTCGATGACAAACGACGCGAGTTCGCATTTAACGCATGGCCTCTACTGAAAATTGGAGGCAAGCTAGCTTTCCACGATACTAGGCGCACACAGGACGTAGATAACATCGTCGCATTCCTGAAGCAGTTCTCGCCATCTATCAGGACAATAGAGGTAAACAAGGACGAATCCAATATCACTATCTTCGAGAAAAGGGACAACCTTTTCTTCCAGGACTGGAATGGGGAAGAAGGGAGAGAGCTATGGCAGATCCGCTAGTCAGCATTCTCATACCGAGTAGAGACAGAGTAGGTGGTCTCAAGCGATCACTCGCTAACATACGCGCAACAACCGCCGGTATTAATACAGAGATTATCGTCATTCTGGACGCACCAGACATCATAAGCAGAGAAGCTATGATGGACTTACTCGATGTACGAGTAGTGCTTATGCCAGAAGACTATCGTAACGGACACCCACAAGAGAAGTGGGAAGCTGGTTACCAGGTCTCAACTGGCGAGTGGATTGCTCTTATGTCGGACGATATGGAATTCGACGATGGCTGGCTACGGGCTTGCCTAGACACGCCCAACAAGGGCTTTGTAGCTTTCCACGACCCGTGGCACTATGGAACACTAGCCACCCTATGGATGTGTACTCGGGAATACGTTGATACCGTTATGAATGGTAGAATGGGTCTCCCCTGGTACTACGTCGAATATGGCGATAACGAGTGGACATTCAGAGCTAATGAAGCACATGCGCTTGTATTCTGCGCAGAAGCAACATTCACACATCATCAGGATCGCGATGCTCAGCGTCTCAAGATTCTAGACATGGAACACAACAAGATCGATAGGGAGACATACGAAGCCCGTCACAAGGCTGGGTTCCCTGACGAGTGGCCGGAGGTCTAATGGAAAGCCTGAATGACATCGGTCTGAGATGTGGAACGGACAAGACGTCAAGGGCAAACAACTACTTGTATAGATACGAGTGGTATTTGTCCTGGCTACCTCGTCCGTTACACCTGCTAGAGATTGGTGTTCACGAGGGTATGTCTATTAAGATGTGGCTTGAGTACTTGCCAGATTCACTCGTTGACGGGATAGATATCAAAATCAACAATGTAAGCGATCCACGCTTTAAGTTCCATCATGGCGATGCTACAGATAGCAATCTATGGTCGCGGCTTGGAGAGTTCGATGTTGTTGTCGATGATGGTAGCCACCAATCGGTAGATGTTAAGACAGCCTTCGATCTTGGCTTTCCGCATCTTAAACCTGGTGGACTATGGATTATCGAAGATGTACGCGCTGGATATCGCACAGAATACAACAATGGAGGACCGACAACCGTTGATATGTTTCGCCCGCTAATAGACGAGATAAATGACTATGGACATGGCCGGTGGGGCGATCCACGTCTTGACAAAAGCCGTATATTGTTCATGCATCTCTCCAAGAGCATGATCGTTATACACAAGAGGAGTTTGGATGCCTAGCAACGTAATTCCTTTGTTACAACCCAGTTGTACCCAGGCCGAGATAAACGCTGTAGTTAGCGTCTTGAAATCTGGATGGTGGGGTACTGGGAAGGTTGTTGAGCAATTCGAGAAAGAGATGGCCGAGTTATACGGTTATCGCTATTGCGTTACTACGAATAGCGGTACAGCCGCTTTACACCTATCTATGTTAGTACTAGACGTCGGACCAGGAGACGAGGTGATCGTTCCTCCGCTAACATTTGTGAGCACGGGTCTGGCTCCTATCTATGTGGGGGCTACGCCAGTACTTGCAGACATCGATCCCAAGACTCTCTGTATAGACTGGGACTGCGCAGAAGCAAAGATTACACCGCGCACTAAGGCTATCATAGCAGTTGACTACGCTGGCTACCCAGCTGGCCGTAGGGATCTAGGTATACCAGTTATCCAGGATGCAGCACATTCCTGCGGCGGAACACCTGGATATGGAGACATGATCTGTCTCTCGTTCCACCCAGTCAAGAATCTAGCTACAGGTGACGGTGGAGCAGTTCTCACCAATAACCGCCACTATGCAGAACGTATGCGTGCGTTAAGGTGGTGCGGGATCAACAAGTCCACCTGGGAACGCTCGCAGGATCGATATGGGTGGGACTATGATATAGAAGAAGTCGGGTTCAAGTATCACTGGAACGATATACAAGCAGCAATTGGCCTAGCTCAATTCCATCGTCTAGGTGGATTAAACGCAGCCCGTCGTTGTATAGCAAAGGAATACGACTTAGCACTGCGTGGATATCTAGACCTTCTACTCCCACCCAACCACAGACAACACACATGGCACTTGTATCCAATCAGGGTACCAGCACATATAAGGAACGAGCTGGTTACCAAGATGCTAGACAAAGGAGTCAGCGCTGGTGTACACTACAAACCACTGAACCACTATAGTATGTTTGATGGTGAAACACCCGTTGCTGAAGAAGTATGGCAGAGACTCATCAGCATGCCTATGTTCTACGATCTTTACAGAAACCCGGAGTTGTTTGATACCGTTATAGATACATTTACAGAAAGTCTAGAGGAGCTTGTATGAATGACCGTAGTATTATTGTACTTGGAGTTGGACGTACTGGAACTAGTGTAGTTACTCATATCCTACAAGAGCTTGGTGTTTTCGTTGGCGAAAGCCTACATCCAGACAACTACGAAGAAGCTACCCTGTATCACCTTAATGAGGCTCTCATCGGTGGTAACTGGAAAGATCCACAATTGACTACCACAGCAGGTCTTGAAAAGCGGTGTGCAGACTTCGTAGCAGAGAGGCGAAAACACGGTTTGTGGGGTATGAAAGACCCACGATTATGCTTCACGCTTCCAGCAATGCTTCCATATCTTCAATCCACAGATGTCAGGGTGATTGTTACCAAAAGACCGTTCGATTGTATTGTAGAGTCCCTAAACGTTCTACCAGATGTGAACGGCGAGAACAACGCTAAGATAGTTGTGAAACGCTATCAAGACGCGCTTAAACACACTCTGTCAGTCATTCCTCAAGAATGGCCCGTAATGACAATCGACTTTGATGAGCTTGTCGAGAACTCAGATGAGCAGGTAGCTCGTATTGCCGATTTCATCAATGTTGAGTCTGTCCCAGAAGCCGTTAAGGCCGTTGAGCCAGAACTCAGACATCACACAGAAAAGCCCGCAGACAACTCAGAGTTCACACTAGCCCTGATGGTATGGAACACATCGCATCTGATGAAGCGCACGCTAGAGACGCTGTGTAACCAGACCCTGCAGAACTGGAAACTCATGGTTATTGACGATATGTCTGAGGATGATGTTGAAGGCACACTTGAACCATTCAAGGATCGTCTCAATATCGAGTACCACAGGCTACAACACGATATGGGCATGCGTGGTAATACAGCTTCCATCAACTACGTCCTAGAACACGCCACCAGTAGAGTGATCATGTGGAGTACCCCCGAAGTTATGCTCCCACCAGGCGCACTTGCTGCAGCTTACAAAGCCGCCCGGGACGGACGCAAGAAGGTGTTTGTGACTATACCTAGCCACGGACTCACAGCAGGCCTGCAGATGGAGATCGATAACATTGGCTGGCAGGATGACATCCACAATATCAAACACTTGCTGGACAACATCGACCCCGAATCGTTCACACACCGCTGGTTCAATCTCAACTTCTACGAACATGGTGATGTAACCGGCAAGAAGAAGAAGGCGTTTGGTAACAACCAGAGCGTTGCTGTTAACCGCAAGCTCTGGATGAAAGAGATTGGACTATTTCCGTACTACCTAGACTACGGCTCGGACGATCCCTGGGTCTCTAATGAAAGGAAGACACACGGCTATAAGGATCAGACGTTATGGGAACACGATGGCTATCACCAGTGGCATCCTAAATGCCAGTACTGGATGGCTCAAGGTAAAGCTCCTAACTGGAACTGCTTTGGTCATACAATGAGCAACCTCATGAATGATCCGAAGGTACCAGACGGTGGCACATGCGAGATTTGGGATGAAGGAAATCATCAGCAGATGGACGAAGCATGGATTGCTAGCGAGTTGGGAATAACCTCTCTCGTGGAAGCTCTTGGGTACAAACCAGCTCAATAGGAGCTAATATGCCAGACACAACACTGATTGAAGTCGTGGTCGCACTTGGACCATATGCAACCGCATTAGGAACGGGTTTAGCCGCGTACCTTCTTGGTACTAGAAAGAGCAAGGCAGAAGTTGGGGTGCTCAACGGCAAGATAGCCCAGCAAGACGCAGAGACGAAGCGCTTTGTCAATGACACGAAGTGGAACACAATTTTGCGTCTTGGAGAGCGTATAGATGACCTTGAGAAAGAGGAAAAGGAGATGGAGAAAGAACGCAGTCTCTATGACGGAAGGATCAAGGCTAAGAATATCGAGATTCGTATTCTTCAGGAGCAGCTACTTGCAGCCCAGATCCTTACGGAGAAATATCGTAAGATAGCTACTCTGCTACAGGAGCAGCTAGAAAGCGCTGGTATTGTTCCTCAGTACGATGCTAAGTGTGAGATACACAAGGAGAAAAAATGAGGGCATATGAACATACCATTGAGGTTTCGCGCAGAATGGACGAGTGTGTTTCAATCATTCACAACGGTGACGAGCACATAGGAAGCAACGCTGTCGATGAGAAACTACAGATTGATGTCGTAGACCGCGTTGCGGAAGACGACAACTGTTACTGGGTTACCACAGGCGACATGTGCGAGCTTATCCTCTACGGAGACCCAAGGTTTGAACACAATGCCGTTCCTAAGTGGTTTACATTCAGTATGATGAGTGACCCTGCAAAATATCAGGTTTTGCGGTATAATGATATCTATGGACGAATTGCAGACAAATGTCTTGCAACAGTCGAGGGTAATCACGAATTCAGTATGGCTAAGCACTTCTCCCGTGATATCTACCGAGAGCTAAACGATACGCTCGGAATTCCACAGGAAAGACGCTTGGGCACAGGCGGATTCCTTCGTCTCAGATTCATGTCGAATGGTAAGTGTATATGGAGACCGACATTCTATCTCCATCACGGCGTATCTGGTGGACGATCAAAGTCAGCCATTCTACTTGAGCTGGAGAAGTTACCAAAGGCTTACGAGGCAGACTTTTACTGTGTAGGGCACGCTCATAAAAGAGTTGCTGCCCAAGACGAACGGATTCTTATGGATAGCGCGACAGGTCGCATCACTCGCAGAAAAGTGTTCTATTCTGCAACGGGAAGCTATATGTCTGGCGTTACGGAAGATTCGCGTGGTCATTACCCAGAACGTAGGGGTATGTACCCGCAAGGCATTGGGCCTAACGAGTTCCATCTATACCCGAATCGCAAAATAGCGAGGTTGATAATCTAATGTTTTTATCAGAGATCGAACTGGAGATTATGGAGCTTTCGCGGTCAAGAGAGACTGGTGGTATCGATCTCTTTTGGCAGTTCTGGAGCGCTCCTATAGGAGGACTAGAGAAGGATGCACGTACCGATCTGATTGGTATTGCATCTGATAAGTTTCCATCACCTCTACTCCAGGGGCAGTTCGTTCCTGTTCAACCGCTTCCATGGGCAAGTGATATCGTATTCGATGGCCACTCTGACATCATCATGATTGGCGCGATTGGATGTGGTAAAACATTGAACATGGTTCTTGTGGCGGGATACCTATGCTGTATGCTACCAAACTTTCGCTATCTCGGTACTGCCCCCAAGTCCTGGCAGGCAGACCTCTCATACAGAGAGTTCTTGCAATTCGCAATAGACTGGGACAATAATCTCGGTGCCGAGCGCAGGATCACCAAGTGGATCAAGAATGTTCGTATGCGCCCCCAACCTATGATAGAGTTCGTTAACGGCTCTACGATGGAGTTCAAATCCATTGACCGTGACGCTAGCGGTATCATGACCTGGAGTGGTGACATGGCTGTTGTTGACCAGGCAGAGGACCAGTCCATCGACCTAGAAACTGTGATGGGTAACCTTGGTACTCGTTTGCGTGGTCAGATCGGTGGAAGAGCACGTTTGGGTAAGATGGTCCTTATGGCCAACAGTGCGTACAATCCTGTATTGTGGGAGACGTATGATGACTACGAGGCTGATCCAGAACGACTAGCTCTACTACTTACTTCCTATGACAATCCTTACCTGACTGAGAAGAGTTTGCGTGATATCAAGCGTAGGTTTAGGGATAAGGACGAGGCCCAGCGTTTGATGCACTCCGTTCGCCCGCTTCCGAAGGGTAAGGAGTTCACACAGAATCTGATCGTTATGTCTCAGAGCGATGGCCTAGATGCCATCATGAATGACGCACTCGCAGCTGGTATGCCGGGATACTTCCTGGAGTCTGCTACCAACACCGGGGCCGTCACATGGTCACTACCAGCACAGAGAGGACATCTTTACATCCTTGCTGGAGATCCTGGCCAGGGCAACCCGCCCTACCGCAATAGCGGGGTAGTTATGGTGTTTGACGTTACCGACTTCCCCAAGCAACCCGCAACTCTCGCATCATTCAAATGGGTATACGGCTATGGCTCATACTGGCCATTCCTGAATGCAATGGAAGCTGCTTATACGGAATACAACCCGTACTATGCTGGCTTTGATGCTACGGGTACCCAGAAGGCCTTTGATGATCTTGCGGTCTTGAATCAGGACCGTCTATGGTCACCAATCAATATGAGTGGACTCAAGATGCACATGGTACTCTGTCTCAAGGTTCTCATGGGGCGCGGGTTTGTCCAAATACCCAAATCTCTCTACAGTGTGTGGAACCAGCTACTTATGTGGCACATGCCAGACAAGCAGCTTCGCCAGGACATCGCATCTTGTCTCTTCATAATCGGGTATATCCTGAATCAGACTCTACCCCTCGTTGAAGGTGAGACGACGGATCTGGACGAGGGTGAGGTACGCGAGGTCAGCAGGTTGTCTAGGGGACGCATTATCAACAACAGGAGATCTTCAGTGAGGTCAATACAATGATACTATTAAATCAGGTGTTGGGAAGCAATGAAGGCTATCCATACATCGACTGGGATCGACAGATGGCATACTATCGAGAGTATGAGGAGCATTTCAGCGGAAGTTGGTTGAGGGAGACGGTATCAGAACGTTCTGATACATTGATGTACCCTCTTGGGTATAACGTGTTTGAGCTACCTACTGTGATGCATACAGCCTTCTTGTTTGGTGAGGTGCCTGATGGAGCGCTATCTTCTGTTGATCCTACTGTAGAGGTATGGAAGAATGGTGCTAAGGCCACTACCGATGTTGCCATGAACGCCGCTGACAAGATGACACAGTTTCTGCGCACAATCTGGGAAGAGAACGATAGTCGCAGCAAGCTGTCTGTTGCCGCACTCGACAGTCAGATCTACGGTGGTTGTACTCTAGGAGCGTTCTATGTACCAGAGCGTGCGGTTGATTTCCAGATTCCCGTTGCTCTACAGACAGTGAACCCCAAGTATTTCAACCCTGTCTGGAGCCACAACAACCTAGATCGTATGCTTCAGGTCATTGTTGCCTACGGGATTTCTAAGATCCAAGCTAGGGATCTAGGAGTCGAGATCGACAGCGATATCGGGCTATACGTAGAAGATTGGACAGAGGGCAAGTACAGGATCAGTGTAGACAACAAGACAGTAACCTGGTATGCCAGCAAGGCTGAGGGTGCACCAATTGCTCACCGGATACCCTATGTCTATATACCGCATCCACCCAGGCGCGGCTTCTATGGTACGAGTCTCCTGAAGAACAAGTGGGAGATGTCCAAGGAAATCAACGCCCGCTTGGTAGATGTAGGAGACATCGTCTCTGAAGAGGCAACGAACATGCCTGCGCTCACCAACGTACGTAATGCAGAGGTAAAGCGTATCAGTGGCGTGAAGCCCGTTATAGACCTTGGCTTCGCTCAGGGTAACAGAGAACCAAAGGTAATCTATCCACCCAACAGAGGCTCTTCAGCACAAAGCGCTGGCCAGTATGTCTATAGCCTACGAGACATTGCACGATCAGAAGCATACTGTCCACCAGTAGTATTTGGTGACGACGATGGTTCACAACGTAGCGCAGCGTCACTGGCCCTACGCGCCATTCCCCTCGTCAAACACATAGGAGAAGAACGCTCCGCATTCACAACTGCTATAGCAAAGATATGTAAGACAATGCTATTCATAGCAGCTGACAAAGATATGTACGGTATCACAACTGATATGGCAAAGAATGCCAAGGTACGAGTAGGTTGGTACCCCATGATGCCGCGTGATGTTCTAGAAGAGGTGACTTCTGTTATCAACAGAGTGCAAGCAGATATACTGTCACCTGAGACCGCAATAACAATGTTAGGTGGTATCATTGACGTTTCCGCAGAATTGAGTAGAATAAAGACATGGAAGAAACAGGTGCAGGAAATTGAAGGACAACCTGGTCCCGCCTTTGGCGGCACTGGTTCCTCTGGAGAGCTTGCATCAAGGGATTCAAATCATATGGGCAGTAACAAAGGAGATCAAAAGACATGAGTGAAAATGACGCTGGACAGGGAGAAGCAAACCCTACTGGCACCGACGACGGACGCATCAAGGCTCTTGAGGCAACTATCTCAGAGCGTGATGTTACCATCAATCGGCTTCGAGGAACACAGGGCAGCAATGACCGCACCATTGGCGAGCTTAAAGAGCAGGTATCTGGACTTGAGGCAAATGTAGGTGATCTCACCTCACAAACTCAAGCTCTTACCACAGATCTTACGACCGCAAATGCCCTTAGTACCGATCTTAACAAGCAGTTGACGGATCTTGGGGATGTTAGCGAACAGCTATCGTCTTCCAGGCAAGAATTTGCGCGTTTGCAGATTGCGGCAGCAAAGGCGGGCGAGTCACCGGTGATCGCATCACTCATAGCCAACAATTCACTACCTTCTGCGGAAGATAATGATGCGTTTATAGCAGCGCTAGACAGCATCTCTGGATCAGTCCAGACGATTGCAACTAATGCCGCAACCAGTATGTTGTCGGGGGCTAAGCCTCCTACATCACCCGGCGAGAGTGGAGCAACCAAAACACCGGACGCCTTGAGGGCCGAAGCACAGAAGCACATGGCCAAAAAGGAAGTGACCGAAGCCCTAGCCTTGATGCAGCAAGCAGACGCACTAGAAGCTTCAGCTAGAACCTAAGCCGGAGGAAAATCATGGCCGTTACATTTACAGCGGCTGGCGAACAGTATCTCGCTAGCGAAACGCCGTTTGTTGATCTAAGTTCCCGTAACAGGGAATGGTGGGACCCGTACATGGGTGCTGCGTATGTGAAGAACTCGATGTGGTTCAACATCGTTACTCACATGGTCAACATGTTGCCAACTCACGCGAAGTATATCAATATTACTTCCGAGTTGCCGGTGATGCCCGATATCGCGGAACAGGATCTCCGTGGTATTACGCTTCCCCGCGTCTACTTCGATTCGATGGAACAGCAGATCGAAGTTACGTCCTACGGTGCGATGATTCAGGCGCACAAGTGGGACTCCTATATCTATCAGTGGGCAGAGAAGGCCCGCCGAGATCCGTTTACCTTCGCCAACGAGGGTATTCAGCAAACCGATCTGTTCGGCTTCATCCAGAACAGACTGGGTCCGCAAATGACCGAGACTCTCGACATCTTGGCTCGAAACGCGTTCTTGAGTAACTCCAAGTACCGCAGCTTCGCAGACGACGCAACTGGTTTCCACGACCTAGCGTCTACTGATACCTTCAATGTCGAGATCGCCAGATCCGTACAGCTTGGATCTGACTACACCATCGGAACAGAGGGTGTCTTCCCCGCAATCGTTAGCCCTTCGGCTACGTATGCTGTGAAGAGCCTCGCAAATACCAGCGACTACATCGACTGGAACAAGGCGGTTCAGAACCCCGCGTTGCTCAACTATGTTATCGCTGAGTTTGAAAACGTTGCTTGGATGCACAACTGGCGCATGGTTCTCTGGAACTGTGGTGAGGTTCTCGCTAGCGCATCTGTGATCGAAGCTATCGAAGTTGGTGATGGTGCCCCCGATCCCGAGACAACCCGTGTTGACTCGACCTGGGCCGTCGGTAGTCCCGACGCCACTCACTACATCCAGTTGTCCGGTATTACGACACCTGGTACAGCCGAGACCGGATTCAAGGCTGGCGATAAGGCTACTCTAGTTCGTACACGACCTTCCGCTGATGCAGCTATGGCTACAGAAGACGGTGTTGTGTGGGACGACTCTCGCAATATCGACGTTGATGTTTACAGCGTTGACTACGACAACAACCGTGTTTGTATCCGTGTACCCATCCTGAACGAGAAGTACACGACTGCGCTCGGTACAGGTATGTATGGGTGGCTGATCAAGGGCCGTCCTGTGCACGCCGGTATCTTCTTCAAGAAAGGCATTGGTAACCCTGGTGTGGTTGCTGGTGTTATGCAGTCTCCGCAGTTCCACATCCTACAGCCCGCAGACGTTCGCAAGGCTGTGTGGAGCTTCAGCTGGGACGCTTACTTGAAGTATCAGATGGTTGACCCCGATGCTTTCGAGGTTCATTTCTACACCGGTGCTACCAGGCGTGGTGGCAGCGTGCTTTCGCTTTAGAAATGAGTAATACAATGGTGTTACATGAACATAATCTTCCAAAAGAAGTTAAACTACACTGTAACGCCACGGACGAGAGCGGTCATCAGTATGGAGAGTTGACCGCTCTTTATCCGGTAGAAGGTAAGTCATGTGCTTGGTGGTTATGTAAGTGTAGTTGTGGTAACTACATTGCTGTAAGAGGATACTCGTTGCGACAGGGTGTGACAAAATCATGTGGTTGCAAACACCATGAAGTTAACGATATTACCGGAAATCGCTATGGACACTTAGTTGTTTTACGCTTTGTTGAAATGAGAGAGCATTTCTCATACTGGGAATGTATCTGCGATTGTGGTAATACTGTTATTACCAGAGGTGCGAATCTAACCAGTAGCAAAATGAAGGTTTGCAGAATTGGTTGTGATGGACGCCCTGAGAATATCAGAGAAGACGAAAGAGTGTTTAAGAAGTATGTTCAAAGCGCAGGGCGCCGCGACATCCAGTTTTGTCTTACGCAAGACATGTTCTCGCTTCTTATACATCAGTCGTGTCATTATTGTGGAGCTTGCCCTGTTAGTGGGCTTGATAGACTAAATCCAAGTAATGGCTATACTAAAGATAACGTTGTGCCATGTTGTAGTAAATGTAACTATGCAAAAGCTTCACTTGGCTACAATGAGTTTCTTGAGCACATAGAACAGATACATAACTATCAAGCACGGAGATAACTGATGCTTTGGTCTACACTAAAAATACAGATTGGTCGCAAGATCAATGACCCTACCGCCGAGGATGGCGATAGCATCATGGATAACTTCAATGATGCCCTTCGACTATTCGCGTCGATGCACACGGGTATATCGTCGGTGTCGACCATTACTGGGGATGGCGAAACTACATCACACGAGGTCCCAAGCAACATGGTTGAGGAGAAGATATACGGTGTCTATGACACCGAAGATGATATCTGGCTCAACAAGGTTGACTTCATCCCGGGCCGCCCCATAGAGGAAGGTTACTACGTATGGCCCAGTGGGTACATCAACTTTAGCCCAGCCATTCCTGAAGACGATGAGTATGAGGTGTACTATGTTGCCTACTACAATGTCGTCACGGATGACGATGATAACATTATCGTACCCGACTGGGCCTACGAAGCTTTAAAACTATACGCAGCTGGCCGGACTCTGGAAGACCTTGCTAGTAAGATGGCTCTTCTCGGTAACTTTAGGACGAGGGTTGACTCTGGTAACCCAGAGCAGCAACCTATCCTACAGCTCTCTAAGAGATACATTGAGCAGTTCTGGGACATAATCAACTCAAGGGCGACACCACAATATGACAAGCTCAATAGTTCACGCACTGACTACTAGTATCAAGGCGCATATCCGGGCCTTATGGCTTGGGGATAAGTATGCCACCGACGGTAGTCAGACACAGGTTGCCTTCTGTCCCACCGAGTTAGAAGAGCTACTGACATACACTGATAAGAACGGCACCGAGAGAATCTTTGGGCCTACTCTTGTTGCTTTGGGGCGAGTCCAGGAGGACACGCTCAATCTAGCTAAGAACAGTGCAGTACCCTCGGTATACATCGAGGTTGCCGGTAACGACTTTGAGAACGTAGAAGACTGGCGACACAGCATATACACGTCGCTAGATTCCGCGCAGAAAGCAGACGACCCAGGATTCCTGTTTGAGGTTGGTAGCTCACACATGATGCATCGTCGGATTGTGGTCAAGATGACTACATTCTTCCTAGAGTCTAATCAACTAGGAGACGAGGTAGAAAGATTGGGCAGCGCTGCTCTCTCGTTCTTAGAGTCTATGCTAACCTCATATACTACTATGCCGCAAGACTGGGCCTGGAAGATGCTAGATAGTGATGGTGTAGCTATAGTAGATTCCTTTGGTGAACGCCCGTATCGATGTTATCCTGTTATCACACACTGCCGCAGACGCGGTGGTCCAACAGATGACTACATATGGGACACGAAGTTGTATCTGGAGGTCGCAACATTCAAGGAGGTGTGATGCGAGTAACAGGTATCATAAGTGGCGCTATGAAAGTACCCATGGCTATCCACATCTATCGAATAACACTACCGCTACACTACATCGATCAGAAAACTAAACACTGGGCTAGTTGGTTCGACGCAAAGACCAATGCCATGAATATGTCACCCGAATCTCTTGAGGTCGCGCTCACATCAGACATCATAGTCCTATCTCGTCCAATAACGGACGACTTCTTGATGGCAAGGAAATACTGTGAAATGCTACACTCTCGTGGAGCAAAGATCGTATACGAGACAGACGACGATCTCTCCAACGTATATCGTGACACAAGTAACGGAGAGGGTGCAAGCAGTATTCCATACCTACCATACGTAGACGCTCTCACAGTTACAACAGAGTTTCTCAAGAATCGTATGCTAGAGTTCTGCGACAAGCCCATACACGTTATCAATAACTATGTAGAGGTACGATTCTTTGCTGGCGCGTCTATGAGACACAAGCGCGAATACAACGATACGATCAATGTATTGCTTGTTGGTACCAAGACACACCAGGGAGATTGGCGATTTGCCGCAGAAGCAATCAAGCGGCTCACACTGGAGAACCAGAATGTTCGTATGCTGGTTGCTGGTTATCACCCGGACTATGTGGAACAGGGCTTCCATGTAGACCTGATTGGATCAAAGCCCTACAATCAATATCCAACTACGCTAGCAGAAGCGGATATCGTGGTCTGCGCTATCGATCCCGACGATCCCTTCAATCATTGTAAGAGTGCGGTCAAAGCAATGGAGGCGTGGGCGGCAAAGCGAGTGATAGGACACACAACTGGTGGCGCTGCAGTTGTGGCAACAGACAGTGTAGTGTATAATCCAGTAGTAAGACACATGCGCAATGGCCTCATCTGTAAACATTCGGTGGATGGCTATTACGACGCAATCAAGAAGCTAGTTGAGGACGACCGTTTACGGAAACAACTTCAGCGCAGAGGACTTCTTGATATCATCAATAATCATAACATGGCTACGGGTTATACTCACTGGGTAAATGCATACAAGAAAGTACTTAGGAGCTAACTATGACTGAACCAGTTTCAACAGGAATTGGACTCGCATTCGCCGTTCAGCCTGCAAAGGGAACATCAATTGACACCGACTCCGATTTTAAGCGGATAAGGGTGTTGTCTGCAAACGTTGGTAACCAACAGGCGATGGGCAACTTCCCTATCGAGGTAGGGGGTGGCTATCATCCAGGCGGGTCCTACAAGATCTACAATGTCGGCGCGGGTCGAGTTTCAATGTATCCGCGCATTGAGGGAGACATTGGCTATCTCATTTATATGCTGATGGGTGGCGTCCAAACAGCCGCCACCAGCACTTCAGCGGGTGTCTATACCACGACCTTCACACCGCGCACAGACATCTATACACACCCCTGGCTAACCGCTCGCAGATACATCCCCAACTCTGCCGGTGGCATTCAGAACGAGGGTGAGATTATGACGGATGCGAAGATTGCATCTGGCGTCTTCTCTATCGGAGCTGCGGCTCCAGCTGGCCTAGAGCTAGCTCTACTCAGTATCGGCTCATCCTGGTCGTCTGACGCTTCCAGCTGGGCGGATGATATGAACTCAGCCTTTGAGGACACTTCATCCATCGTCCTTGCACCTGCATCTGCTAAACCTATCCTCCAAGCTGTAGCTGGAATAGATATGGGAGATGGAGTAGGTCTGGACTTCACAGTACCCACGATTTCCATGCGTATGATGGTCACTAACACCTTCTCGGGAAGCAACATCGTGAACGAGCTTGTGGTTGGCGATTATCAGATGGATGATATGGTGCTACTGTCTCAGACAATCGCGTTTGATATGGTCTACAAGTGGAAAGACCCCAAGCTGGCTCGGGCTATCTATCGACATGGTCACAATGCGTACGCATGGTCTCCGACTGTGCTAAGTGCGCCATTGGAACTGACGCTTAGAAGCCCCACGCTAGTTGGAACGTCTACTACCCAGTACCAGGAGCTTGTCTTCAATCTGGCTAGTTGCGATCTTCAGTGCCCCGGTGGTATCACACAGGTTGCTGGAGGGTATCTGACCATGCGTGTCAGCGGTGTTGCTACGGTTCAGGCTACAGCAGAAGCGTACGCAACGATCAAGATCATCAACGGGACAGCGTACACAGATCTTCCCGAATACGTTTCATATACAGCATAAAGGGTTAGAGGGGGGAGGGGTCACCTCCTTCTCCTCCCCTCTCTTATCTATCTTAGGGGGAATAGGAGGACAGCATGTCTGTCAAGATCAGCGACTTTTATCCGCAGGAAGTGAAGCTCATCCAGCATCCAAAGGACTCTCTTGGAGAGCCTATCAAGGACTGGGAGAATCCATACCCGGCGCTAAGCAATGTCTGGGTGCGTATTGTTCCTCCAACATTCGGCACAGATCGTGCTCGTAGGGAGCACATGGCGACTGTTCGCGAGGACGGTGACAGGTACTTGAGTACAATCCAGCACGAAATCTACCTATGCTTTGGTGGAACTGACTTGGAAATTTCCGTCCCTCGCAGAGATGACGACGGACGTTTGCTATGGGACAAGGAACACAAAGAGGTCCTGTTTGACGAGATTGCCTTCGACCAGAACGGTAACATGAGTCGTGGTGATTTCGCTAAGATGATCGCGCTTGTTCCTACACCAGTTATCGATTTCTGGTACATCAGGACGCTAGAGGTAGCCCCACACTGGGCAACCACGTTTTGACCATAAGGAACACAGACGGAGGCTCAAAGAGATTGAGGAGAATGTGTTCGCCTTCTGTTGTTGGGAGCACGGTGATCCACTACCAGATGGCAAGGGTGGACTACAGCAATTTGAGACTGTTCCCGACTCCCTCTACTGGAAACGATACGTTGATTCTTATGGACTACCAAATGGAGGGGGCTGGACAGACCAGCCCCGTTCGTTTATGAGAGACATTTCCGCTGCTGCTATCGGAGAGAAAATGGAGCGTAGTCAGCGGGAGATTGATGAGAAGAAGCTCTTTCTTAATGCCATTACCGATATTAGGGACTTGCTTTCTAGCGGAGGAAAATAATGGCTGTTGGTCGTTCGCGTAACTCTATTCCTCTACAAGATCTAACACCTGACGAAGCGTGGCAAACCGAAGAAGCTAGAAACTTTGCTGCTGCTACTACACGCAGATACGGCGTTGACATCGGTATGGCGCGTGGATATCTAGAAGATCTATACGGCCCTACCGCTCACTACACAACTGTGGGCGGCGAGGTCGTTTCTCGTTTTGGCAGCACTGAGATCGGTGGTGGTAGTTCTCCAATGACCATCGGGCAAGCTACTCTTGGAGAAGTCCAAGCTGCTGCGCAGAAACAATTCGGTACCCCGTTTCAGGTAAGGGTCCAGGGTCAGCATACAGCACCTGGTGAGATGGTACAACGAGGCTCTGTTGATCCTTGGGCTTGGACACACGGCACAAGCCAGATGCGTGCTATGTATCGACAGCTACCCCCTGACATCAGCCACCTAGAGGGTAGTCAGTTTAACTACGGTGAACAATACGATCCATCAACCCAAACTCGTATGGGTTCTCTTATCATGCCAACGTCACGGCTTGGTAGGATTCCTGGTATTGATGTAAGGGGAGACGAGATATTCTTTGGCTCAGATCTAGGTAAGGCTGCAACTAGACAGAAGAAGGCCATCGCTGAGCAAACATTCGGACACTTCGCGAATCTTCCTTTAGAGCAAGCCTCTCTAGACATAAGGACTACCCAGAACGTTCCTACGCTTATGATGATCGGCGGCTCTGTGTTACCAGAGGGCCAGTCACAAATCGACCTTATGCAAACCGGTGGTATCTTAACCAATAAGTACGCTAACATTCCAGTACCTTCAGAGATGCAGCGCGAGGGGTTCACTCCTGAGTTTAACGTCGGTGATGTCATTGATCTAGACGCCAGCGGTATGCTCAATATTGCGCCTGGAATCTCCACCCGTATCAAGAATCAGGACCAAGTTAGAATCCAGAACTACGGCTTTGATAGAAATAACCTCGTCATTGAATATGAGGGCATGTCTAAAGATCCCTTCTCTATGAAGGGGCTTGGCTCGAAGACAGTAGCTGTCGCAGATCCCACAATGCAGGATTGGGACGTTACCTTTGGTGGAAGGTCTATCCAACCCGCTCACATTACACAGGTCAACGAAGCAGCTCTAGCTATGGCTGCTGTGACCTCTACATGGACTCCCAAGCAATTCACTGACGTTCTTGGCTACGCTCCAAAGGAGCTTGGCCAGAAAGAGGTCAGAGGCTTGTGGAAAGGTCTGAGCGAACAGGGCCGTATTGCACAATACTCCTTTACCCAACAGGCATACCTTGGTCCTACGAACAACCCCGATCCTCATATCCAAGCCTTGAGGGATGCGGGTCTTGCAAGCATTGTACCTGGCTCAGAGATAACAGAAGAGGGAATGCGACGGGCGCAGGTCAAGTTCACTGGCTTTGGAATATACGAGAACCTCGGAGAGCAACCAAGAGGAATCTTTCAGTTTGACTCTCGCTATGTATCACCAGAAGTTATGTCTGACATTAGCATGCATGACGAGGACCGCGTTTCCGCAATAAGACACGCTAGCATAGACTCAAGGGCAACAGCAGCATCAATACTAGGTGCGTCAGCAGCTATGCACGGGCAAGCCCCGTACTATAAGACTGTCTCAGGGAACGAAATACTCGGTGACTGGTCTGCTATCCAGGCAGAAGCTGCCGATAGAGCAACAGAAGCTAACCAGCTCGGCCTCAAAGAAGATGCTAATGCCTACGGTGTAGAAGCTCAGACGATGGCTATTCTCGATGAGTACACTGGCACCTCTGGTATCAGACTCAGTCTACCAGACAGGTACGGCAGAAGTGGGCCATTGATTGTACCCAACCCTGGTGATGTAATGCGGAGGTTTGGACGCGACGATGTAGAACAGAGGGTTTCTGGCCTCTCAAGAATGATTCCAGAGATGTTCGGTAAGATTGCGCAGAACGAGCTTCTACAAGACCCACAGTCTCTTGCGGAGGCTATGGAAGCTGTTGGATCATACGAAACAGAGCTTGCAAAGCAAACATCTAGTGCTGGAATACGTCAAGCTGCTATGGGTGGTAGAGCACCTGGCTTTGGTGGTAAGATACAGGCCCTACCAGGTCTAGCACCAGGGCAGATGTGGATTCCAGAACGCCGTCTCACCGGTTTGGTTAGCGAGATCTGGGGTAAAGAAGACTTTGGTGGCGACAGGCTACGTGAGGAATTCAAGACTCCTGCCGAAGCTGCTCGTGCTATGTTGATGGGTGAGACCGAGATGATCCCGGATGTCTTTGCTCTCAGGTATCCATCGGCAAGCCCTCTACACTCACAGACAAGACTTCGTCCTCAGACACTCAAGCAACTTGGTAGCGCACTTGGTAGACCAGTTACATTAGCAGAGTCGAGTATGGTGCCAGCTAGTGTATCCTCTCGTTTCGCTGAAGCACACGAGGGCGATAAGGACGATGATCCTGTGGATATTGATGCGGGCCTTGCTTCCCAAATGCCAAGGACGCAAGCAGAGCTTAACAGAGCGGTAGCGGGTATGGCTGCGCGTTCTGGTGAGCTTGCTAAGACAAAGAGAAAGATCGCTAATGCTCCAAGGAGTGCGGAAGAAGCATACAAATACGCAGCGGGTATGCTACAGTCCACATCCCTAGCTAAGTTCGGAGAAGAGTCCTTTGCTATTGAGGAACGTATGGGACGTATTGGTCCCTTGTTCCAAGCGTTCAGACGTGCTATTCCAATGGGTATCGAGGCTCAGGCAGCTGGTACATCGCAGCAAGCTCGTGCCATGCGTATATCAGAGGATATGATTACTCAGGTAGCTGGTCCTCTATATGGGCTATCTGTAGACGCTCGTACTTTGCCTAAAGCAGCTGACGAGTTAGCAAGACATCTTAGCAGCTATAACGTCAAGACTCGTGGCTTTGCTCGTGGAGAAGGACCAGGCTTTGTCAGGGATCTACTCTCGTCTGAAGTAGGCTTGATGAGAGAGCTTGGTCAGAGTGAAGAGATCTCGATGAGTGGGGGTGTCTTTGCTGGTATGTTCATTGGCACCGGCGACAAGAACTTTGAAGAGGTTGCCGGTCTATATGAGTCTGGTGCAAAGACATCAGAACTCGTTAGAGCTATTGGCGCAGGCAAGACACAGCGTGAAGTAATCAGTACTGCTCCATGGCTAACAGCTGTCGTCGCTTCTGGTTATGCTAAAGCCGCCGGGGAAGATCCTGAGTGGGCAGAGAACCTCGATGAATGGGGTACGGGCATGGTCGAGAAGGGAAGTGCCGCACGCACATACAGGAGTCTACTAAGCAGGGGTAGGGGCAAACAAGCTATTGGTGCCGGTGAATTTGCTAAGGTAACAGGTACAATGATTGAGGGTGGCATGCTGTCATCCTTACGCGCAGAAACAGATACAGAGGTACTGCGCTCGATGGGCGTATTACCCACGGACGAATCCACTGAATACCCGGGACTGCTTCAAGCGACGAACTTTGCGCAAAGGAGTAAACGAGAGAGTGTGGTGGATAGGTTAGTGTCTGCCATGAGCCAAGAGGAGAAGGCTACTATGATAGGACCACAACTACAGCAGGCAGTATCGGGTGACCGCTTTGAAGACGTACGTAGGACAGTGCTAGCTGATTATCCATACGACCCTAACGATCCAGGCTCTGAGAAGGCTGCGTTTGGTAGGATGGTTCAAGCATCACACGAAAATGTTACTAGTGCCGAAAGCGATTGGAGACAGCGTCCTCTACGTGCTGCTCATACTAGAGCAGTACAAGCTAACGATATGGAAGCCGCACGCAATGTCAACGCCTACTCAGAGTCTATGGGAATGACTCTAGGTGACCAGGGCCAGAACAGGTACCTCAAGTACATACAAGATCAGGGGGCATCTGGCAGTGGTGGTGGTGGTGGTACAGGATCAACTGCTTCTGCTGCTGCAGATCCGTCTGCGCAGAACCCATCAGCAACTGGACAAGCTGTACTGAACCGAAGAGCACAAGCAATTCTTGGCGATATGAAACAGTTTGCGGGTGGTGAGTCTGTTCCATTTAGTCAGGCAACAACTGTAGCAGGTCAGACAACTAGCTATACCCGAATGGTCAAAGGGCAAGTATCACAGTCAGCTCTTGAATCTGTAGGCATTCTTGGTGGAGATCAAGAGAACCTAGATAGAATGAAGAGTGCGTATCAGTCAGCTCTGTCTGGTGGTACACCTAGCACCAAGGCCGAGATGCAAGCTGCTAGTAGTCTAGGAAGCTATCTTACTGCTGTCAAGAGAGTTGCCAGTGATGTTAGCGGCCCTCGTGGTCTAGAGCGAGGCTATAGAGATGCTGCTGATCAGCTGATGAAAGATATGAAAGCCTCTGGAATGGACACCACTCAATTCAGAGAGGCGTTCGGCAATCTAGCCCAGGCTACACGCGGTACAGACTTCTCGTATGCCAGTGCTAGGCTAGACGAGGCAGGTGCTGCGGTTGGCATAGGTGACACCAGCAACAGGGCGATCCAGGAAGCACAGGGAGTAGCACGTACCTACAGAGAGCGTGGTAAAGCTAGTGGTGTGTCCACGGGCGCTGTGCCACGTAATATGGCTGATGTAGAGTCAGAGCTTGCAGAGGTGACACAGAATCTCATCGGAAGCCGTAGAGCACTCAATAGTGCCACGAGCGATACAACCAAAGCCGAGCAAGAGATGATCGCCACAATGGTTGACAAGACCGCCATGGGTGACATCACTCGTCTATCAAAGGAAGCATTTGGTATAGGTGGCGTAGCTGGGTTGAGCGGCTTTGTTGGAAGCAAAGACTTCCAGATGTCGATGGGCATGATGGGAGGAGGGGGAGGCGGAGGTGGTGGAGACGGAGCAGCTGCCGATGGTGATCAGTGGTGGCTTGGCGCAGCAACCGGTATCAAACGGCTCTTCTCACCGTTCAGCCCACAAGGTGCGATGGTTAAGGCTGCATGGCGCACAGCAGTAGGTCCTGCCTTCAAAGAGGGTATACCAGCCTATGGACAATCTGCATTCCGTGACTTCAGAATGGCCGGAATGGCTGGGCCGGTTGATTCTGGTGGTGTTGGCGGTGGAGGTGGCGATATTCTTGCTGCTCAATCACAACGTCAGCTAAACGTACTGGCAAGTGGACAAGCAGCTCAAGAAGCATGGGGTTGGTCACAGGGTGCAGGGCCTTCAGGGCTAGCTCAGGCAAGGGGTGTGTTTGGTCCAGCTTTAGGAGCCGGTGCTGCAACAGCTGTTGGTCTTGGAATGGGAGCTCTTGGCCCAGTACTAGGAGCCTCGGCTGGAATTATAGGTGCTAGCGTTGGCGCTCTTGGTATAGGTATAGGTGCTACATCATATGGCTACAACCTTGCAGAGCAAACATCTACACAATACTATCAAGCAGCTAAGGACAGATCAACTGTTACACAACGATCAACAAGCGGCAATTTGATTGAAAGAGCAGGTAGTCTAATCGATAGAGCCTGGGCTGCTGGCAAAGAGCTATTCCGTGGTGGTGGTGCTTTCTTACGAGGCGAGGCCCCAAACGTCTATGCTGGTTTGTCGGTTGGAGACCAGATGGCACAGAAAGGCGAGGATCTTTTTACCAGCAACTTCTCTGGTCAAACTATGGCAGAGAGAGCACTTGGTATCAATAGAGCTGCCGAAGACATGATGGCAGGAGATGAAACACTTGCGTCATATGGCGTTGATGCTGTAAAGGGTGCTCTTGGGCAAGTGATACAATACGGTGGTGATCCTACTAGTTCTAGAGATCTTCTCAAGTCAACTGACGAGGTGAGGAATCTTCTAGCAAGGGGTGGCAATTACAGCAAGCAAATGGACATGGCATCTGCACTCAACCTTGGTCCTCAAGGAGCCGCAGATCTCACGCAGTTCTACGCTAACATGCCTACTGCTAACCAGGCTATGCAAACAGAGTTTGCGATGCAGCAGTTTGCACCACTTGCACAGATGGGCTTCTCTGGTGAGAACGTTGCTCAGCTAGCTCAGATAAGCGGGCCGCTTACTGGACAAGCCGCTAACGACTGGTCCAAGTTCCTTGGTAGAGACCAAAGATTCCTCAGCAAGGCTGTAATGGGCAAGGCCACACAGCTACCGATGGGTATAAACCTGGCAGGTAACTATGCACTACAGTCCCAGGATGCTCTAGGACTACAAGTTGGTACGTCTGGTGAACTTAGCAATCTCGCGCTTGGTCAAGGGCAGGAGTTCTGGAATAGAACCGCATCAATGCCAGGATTTTCAGCATCGTCTCTTCAGACAGGTGACTGGTCAGGAGGGTTTACCACAAGTGGCTCCAGTATCATGAACGAGTGGGATGGAGAATCATTGTGGGGCTTACAAGATCTTAGCACACGTATGAACAAGGGCGTAGCTAGTATCCAGTCTCGTGCGGAACGATCTGAGTTCCGTAGGCAGTACGGATCTATCTTGGGCGCATCTCCTACTGGTGGACAAATTGCATCTGGTAGATGGAGACCAGGACAGCTCGGTAGTATCGATGAGGTTGGTGGAGCATATCAGCAACAGCGTCAGTTAGGACTACGCAAAGAAGCTCTTGGATACGCACAGACTGAGGGCGGTATGGGATACACAGGCTCCTTTGGATTCCAGGAGCAGGGTTTTGCTATGCAGCAAAGCCAGTTCATGGAACAGCGTCAAGTAAGTGGTCAGCAGATGGCCCTTGGTCGTAGCTGGCAGGTACAACAAACAGACTGGGCTAGACAGGACCTCGGTACTAACTACGCCCGTTCTGGAACTGGGTTCGATTGGAGAGAACAAGACATCGAACGTAACATGGCACAGGCCCAAAGTTCTGATGACTACTCACAATGGCAGCTAGGTTTCCAGGGACGCCAGACACAGATGCAGCGTGGGTGGCAGACAGAAGACTTCGCTTTCTCACGTAGCCAGAATCAATTGCAGTTCGGCTGGCAAATGGAAGACTTCTCAGAGAACATACGCTTCTCAACTGGCCGTCAGCGTAAGCAGTTGTTGCGCTCACGCGAAAGAGCAACCGTATCACAGAACATTGAGTCTGGTCGTATGGATACAGCGGAGTCCCGCGCAGAAGAAACGTGGGCTATGGAAGACGAGGCGTTTGATAAGAGGCGCGAACGTCTTGAGGAAGAGCAGGGAATCAGGGATGATAACTTCGAGACTCAACTTGAGCGTCTGGAACAGCAACGCGAGTGGATGGAAGAAGATCATACCCGTAACACAGAGCGTCTTGATGCCCGGGTTGGACAGGAAGAAAGTGTCTATGAGCTACAAGAGAGTTCGTACAACCTATCGCTAGAGCACTTTACAGAGAGCTTCGATCTCAAGATGGCACAGTTTGACGAGGAACAGAAGGCGTTCCAGGCCAACAAGGACATCGCCACAGAGACCAGGGCACTCAACGAAGAGAACGATCTGGCTCGTATCAACACGCTAAAGACGGAAATGGAAATGGGTGTTACAATAAGAGAGAGTTCGGATGCATTCAATGCAGCTAGCACAATGGCCTCTCGTATGCAGCAAGCGCAACAGGCTGGAGTGTTCGATGCCTTTATGAACATCATCAGTGGCCTTGAGGGTGCGGTAGGTAATGTCGGGGGATACCCCAAACTAGGGAGTAAGAACTAATGTCAAACTACCTGATCATTCAGGAGTACGATGAGTCTAAGGCATATGCCTTCAAGGTGATCCTTGAGGGCTATCGCCCTGTACGCTCACGTCTACAACGCGAACAATATACTACATCTGGTTCTCTCGATGTTCAAATCGGTGTATCGGCAATGTCCTGGCATTACACTATCAAGCTATACGGATCGATCACTGGTAGCTTTTCTGTATCTGCTGACACAATCATGACGGAGACAACTGCGTACTGGGGAGATATTGACGATCTCACGGCGCTCTTTAATGAGTCCACACCACCTGACAACAAGTATCGTTTCCGTGATCTGGACGGTGAGGAGTACTGGATTGTCTTCACCGGCAATATGATGAGTAAGTCTATGACACCAGAAATCTCCGGTGCGAATGCCTACTTCTTGGTGCAAGTCTCACTCAAGGAGGCAACATAGGTGAGAACTATTTCTGCGAATCTTACTACAGCGCAACAGCGCAACAGTCGCTTTCCAATTAGCAGGGCTGAGATCTACGATACCATGCTACGTTGGACTCAGATTAACGCTGCGTTTGAGAATACTGGGTATCCAGATGTGCTTGGCACAGATAGTGTTTCACAAGCACCGATGGATTCAGAGATCTACTCTGATGTTGGCAAGACATGCTGGGTAAGCAGCGATACTCTGTACTGGGTAAGAACCACAGACTTCACTGACTGGGACCCCACAACCAATGGGTCATATGCCGTTAACGCTCTTGCGAGACCGTCTATCTTTGCTGGGGTAATCTACGTTCCAAGCAATAGTCAGCTTCTCAAGGACAATGTTTCTCTACGTGCTATTGAGAGTACTATCTATGCTGTAGCTGCTGTAGCAGCTGACAATGTATACGCAATCTCCCTAGACTCAAACGAGATCAAGATATACTATTACACCGCTGCTGCTGTGGCATCTATGGTTCATAGCATACCAGTTGACGATGAATACAATACGGAGTCCCTTACGTGGTTCGATGCAGTTCGTCTCTCTGACGATACCGATGTTGTGGTCTTCAACGTTGAGACATATGGGTGCCCGCGAGTCTTACTGCGCAGAAACGGTGTATGGGGAACTCCCGCACCAATGATTCCCATCGACATTGTAGATAACTACAGCTACCTCCGAATCGGATGGCTCACTGTCACAGACGGTGTTATCTATGCTACTGGTGAACTAGGACGTAAGGGTTCTACCGGACTGCACGCACAATCCATGTCTGTAGTACTCAGGAGCAAGGACGGTATACATTGGACACTTGACCGTTATCGTTACCTGGGTGCAACACCCATGCGTAGCCCACTACTCATGGACAGCGGGTATGCATACTGGATCAAGGACGGAACAGTATACGAAGCCCCGCTCACACCAGTGTTCGGACTAGATGATGGGGATATAACGGCTGACCACATACACTTCTTAGTAGAAGATGAGATCAACGGGTGGCGCAAAGAAGATGCCAATCATGGCATGGCTGGCTCACTCAATATCTCCCTGGCTGACCAGCTGCGCATGTTCACATCATCGTCAGGTGCTTCGGTGATTGAGCCTGGTTATATACTAGACCTCTATGCGGGCTACAGAGATACCGCAGGCGACAACGAAGTACTGCTAAACAGATTTGGTATTGATAGCGTATCTAAGGGCATAGCTGTCCCGGGCAGATCGCTATCTCTTGGTTGTCGTGAGTGGGCCTATCGCAACCTGAAGGATGGTATCTTTGACCAGGACTGGCAATGGCTATCACAGACCAAGAACTACGATGACTGCGACAACGTCAATGGACTCTATGCTATAGGCGGGGGTTACATCAGAGTTGAAGGCGAGGGTGAGCTTACCTCTGTCCAGACCAGCGATGTCGCTATCGAAGATAGTGTGGTCAAGGTAGTTACTGCCAATCGTCGCACGGCACTTATATCTGAAGAACCGTTCTCTGCAGATGACGCACAGGTTAGCGTATGCTTCACTAGCCCTGCTGCAGTGGGTGCGTACGATGGACTAGCTATGGTTGGTCTTGGATACTCCTTATCTGACAAACGTATGGGATGTGGTGCTGGCCCAGCAATGATCAAGGACCAGTACAACTTCATGACTGCGTTCTTGGATGTTGTAACCGAGCAGCTCATCCTTATATCCGTAGCTGGTAGTGAGTCTAGCGATGAGATCTGGACCGAGGTAGCTACGAACGATATATCTAGCATCTTCGTTGATGGTGACTACAACCAGGTATGGATGAGTGTAGTTGGTACACATGTTGTCTATGGTGTAGATCGCTTTTCCAGCGGGTCAGCTGGTATCCAAGCTTCTCTTGACTATACAGGAACTGTTGTTAGGAATGACGAGAACCGCACCGGGGTAATCGCAGCATCGTCCATTCCCAATATGAGTGTCATAACCCGTGACTCACAGAAGTACTCTGCGTGGATATACTTTGCGCGTCATCTTGCAGAGTTCAACGATGGAGACTCTATAGCTGGAGACTCTAGCTACGCCGAATCATCTGACTACTTATGGGCCAACTTTTACGATCAGGAGAATATTGAGGTAGACGATGAATACGTAACGATTACTAATGTGTCAGACGTTGGATCGTTCTGTACTGGCCTATGGACGATTGTAGCTGCCGAGGTTACTGGAGGCACACGACTGAAGATCACAGTCGACAAAACCTGCTTCCCTCCTGCTGGAGCCTGGACTTACTGGCAGTCTTTCCTAGAAAAATCGGCCATACATTTTGTGACAGGCGAGCGTGCTGGAGACATAGGTATTGCATGGACCAACGCTACAGAGGATGACGTTAATATCTGGTTTGAGGTCCTTGTTGGGGAAGATCTCACCGTCCCAGCAGTAGGAGACAACATTGTTATTGGACCGGCATGGCAAGTGTCTCGCTCGTCGTCCATGGACGCTCATGCAGATGGCGTTACGGTATACCCTGCTGGATACGAGGATATGAGCATTAACCTTGCTTCTTTCACCTCGTTTGATATGGAAGCTGATAAGTCGATTGATTGGCTGTTGAAGGACATTGCTAGCAAGGCTGGCATTCTAGATTTTGCTGGTCCTACAGCTAGTGATCCTAGTGATACTGCTTGGTCTATTGACGATACGCTAGTAGGTGGAGGTGACTGGTTGGATGACCAACTACACTCATTCTTCCTACAAATAGAAGATGGTACAGACTTCACAGGTACGATGGATCTATATCTCGGTATGTCGACAAAGGTCACTGACGCATCAAACAGCGGTCTAAAGGTTGCAATTACATTCGGTGCCACCACAACCATAGGCTTCTACCACACTGGTGATACAGCATCCTGGACTAAGCTCTTTGAGATCGAGATCAATACAACGGGTGGCCAGAAGCTGACAGTAACTAAGACAGGACGCTATGTCTCCTTGTGGCTAGAGGAGAAGCTCTTGGCATCGTGTGCATACTACAGCATGTTCGGGCTTACTGCAGACAACTACTCTTCTACTACAGAAGACCTGGGATACTTCGGTATCAACTATGCAGAGGACCTTACTGTGAAGCAGAAGGAACTCTATAGCATTGCGGATGGTATCATTGCCGATCAGGGTATGCAAGCCTCTGGTGTGATGAACAGAGCTATTCGCGATGCACGCATTAAACTACTACCGACCACTACTGGTGGACTTCATATCTCGTCCTTTACAGACAGGGACGATCTTGGTACAATACCAGATGTGATCTTTGGTGACTCAGATGACTCAACAGATCGTATTCCAACACACATTCGTACCGTAGGCGCAGAGATTGGTGAGTACATAGACCATACTCGTGCCGCCCAGTTCGGTATACTATTTCATACCGCACGCGCAGAAAGCCTAGATGAAGAAGCAGCCTACACTGAGGCACAACGCATTGTGCTAGATGCCCTAAGCTACTCCGAAAGCAACAGGCCAGTCCTTGGGTCTCAGCTAGAATATGAAGTGGAGGACAAGTTGACTATTACACTTACCACCATTGACGAGGAACTGATTGACGAGGAGTATGTAGTTGATGGTATCAGCACCACATTCTCGGGGGCAACACTAGAAGCAACTGCGTCATTGAGGAAGCTCTATGATTAGGAAAGCAACCATTGTCTCTGTGTCAGGAAGATGGTGTTCCGTTACCTGTGATGGAAGCTCGGTTATCAAGCGCGTTCCTGTAATTGGTGATTGGTCCACACTAGAGATTGGCAGAGAGGTACTACTAGAGTACATTGACGAGAGACCAGTAGCTCTCATAGGTGGTGCAACTACCTCGTACCGTAACGAAGGCAGCGGTAGTGGTGGTACTCTTGCACCTCACGCAATGAGCTATCACACAGACGAGATTTCCTGGCACGCGGGCCTTTCGGGTGCCGAGTTACATGATCCCAAGGCACATGCATCAGCGCACGAGGTTGGGGGATCTGACACTGTTGACCATGATAGCCTGACTAACTTTGTGGCAAACGAGCATATTGATCACTCTGCAGTTACTCTTACCGCAGGAGCTGGACTAACTGGTGGTGGTACCATTGCTGCCAGTCGTACGTTCAATGTTGTTGGAGGTAGCGGAATTACTGCCAATGCGGACGACATAGCATTGACTTGGGGTACACCCGTCATTGGTACCATTGGGCCGGACGATGCTGCTGACGCTGGAGCTTCCGAGAACCCAGCACGCAGTGATCACCAACATGCGATTGCGGCGGCAGCTCCGGCAGTTAACCTGAGTGTCTCAAGTACTAATGCTGAGGGTGCCGGTAGCAACTTTGCCCGCTCTACACATTCGCATGCAATTACAACGTCCAGCAACCCAGGAGCAGCAGCTTCTGTACTGGCCTCGGATGTAAGTGGGCGACTAGAACTAGAAGGTATAGGCATTGGTACTGCTCCGACAGGACAAGAAATTCGTGTAGACGGTGATATTGTCTTTGTGGGTGCGCAGTCAATTACTACAACCGCAGATGATATGACTCTTGCTCCAGCTGGCGATCTGTCACTATCTCCCACAGGTGCGCAGGTACGTCTTATGGCTTCTGCGCAGATACAGTCAGATAACTATGCTAGTCAGACAACCGGGTGGGGTGTCAGCTACGCAGGGTCTGCTGATTTCCGCTATGTGTTCACGGACGAGCTGCACGCCAAAGTGTTCATTGCAGATCTGGAGCAGGCACTAGCTGGCGGTCAGATCATATCTAAGAGCGTGGCAATACTGAGCCGCGACTTCACAGCTCCTGCAGCAGAAGCAACTACTACATTGTACGTGTGGGACCTACCGTCTGCTGAGAATATGGCCGTGTTCGAGACTGGTGACATCGTCTGTCTGCGCTCATTCAGCCGTGCAGCAGGTACCCTATCTATTACAGAGTGCTGGGGTGTTGTTACATCCTACAGTAACCTAGCAGACAACGAGCAATCGTGGACCTTCACACGCTCCGCAGCACCTAATGCTGGAGCAATGGCTGGTGCTGCTACCGTAAGCGCGGATGCACTAGTGCTAGACTATGGCACCACAGGCAATGGCTATTACGAGGTCAATGCTATTGATGGTCTGTATGGAGTCAATAGCCCATATTCACAGATTGTTACATGGGAAACGCATCCTGCTACAGGAGAGAGTGTTCGAGCACGACTGGGTAACCTTACTGGTGTCACTGCCGTAACAGAGTACGGTCTATACGCTGGCGATGGCGTTGCGGTAGCTGATAGCTACGTACTCATCAGCGATGTAAACGTTGAGATCCACAATGTTGCCTTATCGATACACGACGGAGCAAATACAGTTTTCAAGATTGATCCTACTGTACCAAGCTATGCTCTTGGAGCTACCGTACCCACAGACTTCGATACCGTCACTGGTGTATGGGCAGGCCTGCATGGAGGCAGCTACAAGTGGCGCGTTGGTGATCCAGCAGGAATCCGTATGCAGTGGGACGGAGCTGCTCTAGGCATCTATGATGGCGATGATGATGTACGCTTCCGTGTAGACGGTGATGGTGCCTGGTTATCTAACCTAGCTATCTCCTCTGAGTTCGGTCAGCAGTACTTCACCAACGCTGATGGCTTGCTATTACTTGGTCCTAGTTGTCCTCTGTCTGATACAATATGGGAATCCCTTCGGGGACAAGAGGCTACAATTACTGGTGCATTCCATACTGTTAATGGCAGATGGCCTGGAACACAGGCATTGATGGTGGAGGAGGCTACAACTAACCTAGAAGACAATCCCATCTTCGGAGCAGCGAATACTGGTGGATGGAATAGTTCTTGGGGTGATACGGTAGCCCATCAGACATCTGGTGGATTCGTGGGCGACGATTGTCTTCGTGTAACGGCTGGTGGTGGTGATGCTAATGCGGGCGCTCTTGAAGACTTTACCGTAACGGCTGCTGTACCTTACACCTTCCAAGCTAGGATAAAGGTGGATTCTGCCTGGGACGGAAGCGATGTGTACGTTCGTATGTATGACGGAGCTGGCTTCGGTGCTCTCTTAAATACCTCGAACGCGATAGCGGCGGGGACTGGTTGGAAAGAGATTACAGTAATTGGCACACCTACACAAACGACTCTTCGAATGCTGTTCTTTTGTAGTGGATCGCCTACAAATGGAGAATACTTTGAGATAGACGCGATTCAGTTGGAGCAGAAAGCCTATCCTACGACTCTCTGTGTAGGGTCGTTTGCCTGGTGCGCTTGGAGCGGTACGGCAGATGCTAGTACCAGCACACGAAGTGTCAATGACGTTACTATACACGGAAACGAAGTCATTGACTACAGCTTAGGAAGTATAGCAATATGGTTCCAGATGCCTCACGACGCCGGAACAGCAAATCTCTCCGCAACGCGAGGATTATACCGACATTACGACGCATGGAATACAGAGTCGTTTTATATTGGTATGGGCAGCGATCTATCAACTGTTGGTGTCACATGTTACGCTGGCAGCGCATCACAACTCTCTCTGTCCGCATCCTTAACTGGTAGCAAAGCCGGAGACTGGCATCAAGCACTTGTCACGATCACTGATGCTGGCGCCGGAGAGGTGAAACTATACCTTGATGGGGTGCTGGAGGATACGGATACCAGCTATACCGCTCCAACTATCGCAAATGTGACTGGGTATCTAGGACATGTTACGAAACGCTTAGGCGGGGCGATTGGCGAGTTCGCTACGTTTAGTTCTGTGCTCTCTACTGCTGAGGCCGCAGCTATCTATCAATCCGGTGTTCCTATGACGGATATGGGAGCATCTGATACCCCCGGTATTTATATCATGGATGGCAAGTTCAGGATAGCTTCTTCATACACTGGTCAGAGAATCGACATTACGTCTGATGAAATTGCTGGATATGATAGCGCAGGAACTAAGCAGTTCTATCTACAATCCAGTGATGGAATGGCTTATGCTGGTGCCGGGAAAGTTAGATTAAGCGAAGGTGGCTTAGCATTACTCGAAGGTCCAGACACAGTTAACAGAATTAGATGGTATGAAACAGACTACGACGGAGAAATCTGCGCATCTATCTATAGTGACGTTGGGTTTGCAAACAAGTCCTATCTGTGGGTCATATCGAAGGAATGTGACGTTGGAGCAGAGTCAATTCTTATTCTTTCGGCTATTGATGCTGGCGCAGACATAAGGCTAAATATAGCCTCAGATGGCACAATCAACGCCGAAGGGTGTACTACCTTCATTATCGCGGATGGGACGCGCAATGTGTTCACGCTAACCGGAGGTGAAGCACAACACATTCTCGGTGATGCGGCTGGTGCTAAGTCATTCGAAATCCTAGACTCTGCCACAGCCGTAGCCTTTACGGTTGACAGTGATGGAGTTGGAGACTTTGCCTCAACAGTAAGAACTGCGGCGGATCACGACTGGGATCTTGGTGGGGTTAACACAGGAACAATCACGCCTGATAGAAAGATTGCTGTAGAAATTGATGGTAGTTGGTACACAATAGCTGCACAGAACGGATTGGTATGAAAGTACTACTACTACATTCAATGATGCATTATGTGCCAAATGGTCAGATGGCACAGTTTCAATAATTGCTTACAGGTCAATCGCATAAGGGAGGCTGTGATATGAAGTGGTACGATGAAGTTACTATGGAGGAATGGATAGAGGAACTGAGCCAGAAGGAGTTAGCCGCTCTATTCGTGTATGTTGGTACATCTCTACTGGGCTATTCTGTCATCGGGGCAGTCATGGCCCTAGTAGAACATCTGTTGCAGTAACTAGGAGGAGTATGGCTACGAAGAAGAAGGTTACGTTGTCGTTGGAAGATATTGGTGATGCGTCGGTTTCTCTAGATGGATTGTCGAACCTTGAAATGCCTTTCACCACAGCTTTCTTGATCTCTGAGAACACGCGTTTCATTGGCCCTGTCTACAAGAACTACTTCGAGAAGCGAGCTGCTATCGTACGTGAGAACGCTGGTGACAAAGGTGTCATGACTCTCAATGATCTTAACAAGGTAGAGGAGTTTGTTGCTCTTAGCAAGACTGAGGTAGAGATCGAGTTCTATCCCATCGAGGTCTATAAGTTGTCGAAGTGTGTTGTTCCACCAGGACTGTTGTCCAGTTTGAGCTTTATGTTCTACATGGAGGACACCGATGTTGCTGAACCCCCTGCTGTTTAGAGATTCTGGAGACAGCGAAATACGTTGTTGGACACCCTCTGATCCAGCTGGTAATCCGTACTACGATACTCCTTATTATACGAACTTGACGAGGCCTGAAGGTTGGAGGTTATGGTGTGTGCATGAGCAGGAAGCTGTGCATGAGTGGGATCTGGGTAATCCTAACGGATGGGTCGTACCTGAGATCAAGCTCACAGAAGCTTTGTTTGATAGCGAAGGTGATGTCATAGAGCAGATCTATCCTGAGCGGTGGCATAATGATGCTCGTGGCCTAGCCTTCTTCAATACGTTCAAGACATCTAAGGGTGGCATCTCTCAAACTGTGTCTGCGCAGAATGGTGCCCGCTATAAGTTCAAGGGATACTTCCACGCCTGGAACTCTAATACCAACGATCCTGCATCTTCCTGGGTTACTGGCACGGCTCCATTCGCAATGCTATGGGACGAGATCGAAGGTGGTGATCAACAAGACACCGATGCTCTACAGTCTATCAAGTTCATGGTGGGTATCGATCCCACTGGTGGCGATAGTCCGTTTGGTGACGATGTAGTATGGAGTCCAGCATGGGCCATCTACAATGAGTACTTCCCCATAGAGATAGAAGTAACAGCTAAGGCTGACAACATCACTGTCTTTACCTGGGCCGAGAACAGATACATGACGCTGCATAATGACAGGTATATGACGGATTTCTCCCTCGTCAAGATAGAAGACAAGCCCTTACCCGAACCTCCTACTGACTATGGATATCCTATAGTCACAAAGGGCAGTAAGTGGCATCCTCATTGTGTTGGAGAAGGTGGTGGATATGATCTGCTAACCAAGCTCGTAAGCAATGACTATGTTCTACCCTACTGTACTGTGATTGCACCATTCCCGAAAGATATGCTGGCAGTGCGTAATCTCAAGGCTATATCGCCTGAGACTAAGTTCGTTGTACGCCTCATGCATGGTACTGACCCCAACATTAACATCGAGGGTCCAGACTTCTCGTCTAGTGCATTGGACTATATGAATAGTCTCAAGCCGGTTATTGACGAGTATATGGATGTGGTTGAGTACTGGATTTTGTGGAACGAGCAAGACCCGCCGTCACACATCCAGATGGCTATCTTTGCTAGCGAGTGTATGCGTATCGCTGATGCCTGGGGTATCAAGCTGGCATTGATGGGCTACTCCACTGGTGTTCCTGAGATGTCAGACTGGTGGGACATCTGGGACTACACCGACTTCTTCCAACTAGCTATGGCCGGTGGTCACATTCTAGCCCTACATGCCTACTGCCAGAGTATGTATCCTAGTGAGTGGGTATCTCATATGCTACGCCCGGTTCAGCTATACGACGAGATCCTAATCCCTGGCAACTGTGTTGTACCTTACATTTGCACAGAATACTCAGTTGATGAGTACGGCAGCGGCGGTATCTGGGATCACCCCAACTATCCTACTGTTGATAGCCTGATTGCTGAGTTTGCAGTAGCAGACGAGGCGATGTCTGAGTTATACTATTGTCTTGGACTGTCTGGCTTCTCGATGGGTGAGGGCTGGGACCGCTACGATATGCGTACAATCTGGAGCGAGTTAGGAGACATGATACTTGCGGTGCGCAATCGAGAGAACGCGCTACCCACAGCACCCGTTGAACCTCCTCCTACTAACGAGCTACCTGTAGCCCCATACGACAAGTACTACAATGTAGTAGAGTCTGATATTCCTCTCGAACTTCGCGAGGAAATCTACCTGCTGTGTGCACAAGACCAACAGACCGTTGGCCCTGCAGCTACAGACGCTGTGTCATGGTCTAGGGAGCTACTAGACGCCGGTAAGAGCGTCACCATGGCTGTCTGGTACCGTAAGGTAGAAGATTACACACGATGGCGAGAATGGGCCGCTAACATAGACCCACGCATCAGCGTTGTATTCAAGCCCGACACAATCCCTACAATATGGGACATAGATCTGTCCACCACCCTTCCCCAACGTAAGGACTATGACAACTTCCTTAATGATACATTGGGGCAGGGTTGGGTGAAGGACGAGGGCGGAATTACTGGTCTCACAATTCATCACACAGCCGGGGTCTGGACTCCAGAGGCTGCTGCGCAGAACCATATCAATAGAGATGGTGGTACTGAGTCGATCCATTATCATCTATGGATAGAACCAGACGGGACCGTTAAGCTAGTGGCACCCCTATCCTATCGTCTCTGGCATGACTTCACATGGGACGACGACCTTTTGAGGAACAACCATATAGCAGTAGTACTCAATGGTAACTACTCTATCTCTGTACCTAGTGATGAGATGATGGCTAGCTTGGTCCGTGTGTGTAAGTGGGCGCAGGATGTATACAACATCTCCGAGGTCAAGGGACATATGGACTACAACAGACCTGGATATGTAACAGTATGCCCTGGTTGGGAAATGGCTGGATGGAAGCAGGAATTCCTGGAATTCCTCTATCCATCTAAGGCCCTACTCCTTGCCGTACATGGAGCACCAATCTATACTCCACCATCTAACCCTGACCGTCAGATAGAACATCTACTAGACCAGGGCTTCACTATGTGCAAGATCCTCCATAATGGTACACCTACTATGGTAGGATGGGTCGAGAAACTTATCACAAACGGGATCATTCCCATCGTCCGTATGTTTGACAGGAACCCCTACGATATATGTCGTACCCTAGAGCATGCAAAGGAGATGATCGAAAGAGGTGTATGGAGATTCGAGATACTCAACGAACCCAACATCGAATGGCCTGACTTCAGCTGGCGTAATCCAGATCATATCGCTGCACTAGGAAGAAGCTGGCTTGAAGACGCACGTCAAATTATCGAGTGGGGAGGTAGCGCAGCACTTCCAGCTATGGCTCCCACCGAACGAGGAGGAACTAACTATCATCTATCCGGGCCAAACACCCTGCTCGCCCTACTGAAATGGCTCAACGAATATCACTACGACGAAATGGTAGGATATCTAGAAGACGATCAGGTATGGCTTGCTGTGCATGTCAGCCCGTTCAATCTACCGTTTAATCATGACCCACTAAATGGTGACTATATCAATGACTTCTGTCTACGGTACTATGAAGTAGCACAGATCATGGTAGAGGAACTCTTCGGCACCAAGCCCGCAACTATCTCAACAGAGGGTGGGGTCTACTCACCACAACACATGGACCAGATCACCTTCCCTGTTGTGGATGGATGGGTAATGGATGAAAACCACATACAGCTCTATAACATAGACTCCTGGAGTGAGTACTACTGGGCTATGCACTCCTGGATGTATTACAATGATGGTATCGAGGTCTGTAGCTGGACTTTCACTGACGAGGATGTGAGTGATGGTAGCTGGCTTGGCAGCGGTATCTATGATGCTGATGGTAACCCACGCTCAGCCTTCTAGAACAGAAGTGGCGGGGGAAGAACAACTCCCCCGCTATCTACTCAACCCTTGCTAGTATGTGTTCTCGTATCTTTGCACAGCTGGTATCAGAGCTTCTAGATAGCTGGCAATGACACGCATGCCTATTGTCTGAAGCTCAAAAGAAATCTCTTGTTCTGAGTTTTCATCTGTAGCCTCAGCTCCTTCTGCTGGCCCTCTTGTCACGGTGACAAGTACAGCATCTATCTCTGTCTCAGATTGGAAAATGGGGGCTATTGATATAGCATACACTACATTCGGGTCAACCTTACGGACTATGCACTCAGTCATTTACTACCTCCTTGGTCAATCTCATCAAGTAAAACCATCGAGCTTACTGCTTGGAAGCACAGGGTCAGTTCTTCTCCGTCCCTGCTCACGTAGAGACCACCCGTACCAGTTGCCCAGCACTCGCCCGATGCAACTTTCATCAGTAGCATTCGTGCCGTGAAGAAGATCTGAGTAACTGTTGGGACGCCAGTACTGCGCCATTCCCAGTTGAAGAGATCCATAATTTGCTTAACCTTATCAAAGTCAAAGTTCTTCAATACTTGCTCCACAATTTCGTCCGAAATCTTCTCGTACTTCCCTTCGTCTTCTGTCATCGCTTTCTCCTTGGTTATCCTGTTCTTCCCCCGCCTTTTCTACTACACCTTTGTCCATGTATCACCGAATAGTAAGTGAGTTACTGTGCGAAACAGCCAACTGACTTGTGCGTGATACTCATGTCTGGCCTCAGTACGGTTCTTCCACCAACCCTTGTGTACTATCCGCTTCCATACAGCTATGTCTTTGATCATCCAAAGCCCTCATTGTTCTCTAGCAACATCTTTGCCCAGTCCATTTTGTGACACTCTTCAATAGACTTGGCACTCGGTTCATCCATTCGTAGCAGACATACCTTTAGATAGGTAAGTAGTGAAAAAGCACCATAGGCATCCAGACCGATATGAGCAAGCATGGTCTGTCCAGGACCTGGTCCACAACGATTGTGTGGAATACCGATGATTTCGATGGCAACCTCGTTTATTTTGCCGCCTCTCTCAACGTTAGCTAAACAATGTAGCTCAAGACTAACATCTATACTCTCTCTGATTTCCTTGAGTTTTAGTGTATCCATTTCATAACTCCGCTATCGCGTTGAATAGAAGCTCTGCTAACTCAGGTTCTGATCGTAGTCGTATCTTAGCATCTTCGATGGTTCTCTCTCCCGGGTGATTGAAGCTAACCTCACCCATCTTGATACCACCCCTGAATGATACAAGCCCCTGATCCTTAGCAAACTCTAGAGCAATGCTTGTCATGTCTGGTCCTGAGTCAAAGAAGAAGTCCCACTGAATCTCTCTCCTCGGAGGAGCAAAATCGTTCTTCTCCACAGTAAGCTTTGGTGTAAATCCTACAGTTTCTTTCCCGCGCTTTACCCATCCACCAGATCTCATCCATGCTCTCATAGACACCCAGTGTGCTAGGGCCTTGCCTGCGAATGGCTTGGTTTCCTTGCCCCACTTAGACATACTCATACGTTCCTGGTTCAGGAGGATGAGTGCTGTATCTGTAGCACATAGCTTGTTGGCGATGATAGGCAGCTGATACGCAAGTAGCTTGGCGATCTGTGCAAACGCTATGTCCTCAGACTGCATGTCATACATAACGCCTGGTGCAAGACCAGCCACGCTGTCTAGAACAATCAGTTCCACTTCACCTATAGCCTCGCGTATCATGTTGATGGCCTTGTTGCCATCGAGGACGTTGTCTTTATCCCGCGTACGAGCAAAGATGATTTTGGTCATATCGACTCCCAGGGCACTGAATAGCGATGGGTCGATCTTAGGCTCTGTTGCTACATATAGCACCAGGCCATTGATGAGCGGGTTCTTCTGCGCAGCAATAGCCTGCGTGATCATGGTGACTGTCTTTCCACCACCGTCGGTGCCATAGATATGACTGATCTGGCCACGAGGGAATCCACCACCAAGCGCCCAGTCCAGAAGCATATTACCTGTAGTCAGAAACCTCTGAGGAGACGGGATCTCCATCTCCTCCTCTGACGGGATGATATTAGAGAACTTCTTCCGTAGATCCCTGATCAAGCCATCTCTAGATATTGTCATCGATCATACCTATCCAGCTGAAGTACTCAGCCAGTGCGTTGTCAGGATCTAGGCCCGCTGCTTCTGCGGCAGCTGTGATCTTAGCTACCTCATCCTTTGAGCGATCTGTAATGAAGCCTGTCTTGATCGCGTGTGCTACAATGCTCAGCTTGGCTTCTGAGATTGTCTCAAAGCCAGCGTTCTTGGCTTCCTGAGAAGCTGCGATGTTGATCTCGCCGTACTCCTCTTCTGTTGGAGCAATGCGTTTCTCTGCCATGTCCCAGAATACATCCCAGTTCTTGAAGTAGAACTCAGGTGCAATACCAGGGATGGAGCACTTCGGGTTGAAGGTATCTAGCGTAGCCTTGGGCCATGATGTTAGCTTCGCTGTGCCATCCGCTCGACTGCCTGCCATACGCTCTAGTACGAGTAGGAGATCGCTTAGCTGGAACCAGGGGTCCCATAGCTTTGCTGTCTGTCCAAGGATGGTAGGCGGGTTGTTCTTATCCCTACTACCATAGTTCTTCCAGACGTTCCTGCTCTCTGATGCAACCAGGACATCGATACCGTTCTTACGACATAGCAGCAAGAACGCACGGATGACACTCTTGATCATGAAGTAGAAACCAGCAGCGTCGTTTACATTGAATCGATACTTGAGAAAGCTTGCGTTGCGGTTGTATGCGCCGAATGCCTGACATAGCTCAGTGGCACCCTGCTTCTCATACATAGCATCGCGTATCTCGTCCTGGAATATAGAAGCTGTATCAAACACGATAACGCTATACTCAAAAGTACCGTCATTGATCTCCTTTGCTATCTCGATTAGGGAGTCTTTGATGTCTTCCCCATAAGCCTTCTGCCATATGTCGAATGCAAACTGCAGTAGTTCGGGGTGATCCTCACTGTCTGGTGACTGGAACGGAGCATCCCTGAACTCAGCATCGTACACTAGCCTCTTGGGTGCGTGTTCATCATCAGGCCTGCGGAAAGAGATACAGGTATGTGTCTTGCCAGCGCCGTAGTACTCACTTCTAACGATGATATTTACTGTTGTCATAGTAGATCCTCTAGACTTTCTATGGTTCGTAGGTGTGTCTGATTCGCAACGGAGTTATACCAACACATGAGATTCTCAGCGCCAAAAACATCCACTGCTGACGCCATACAACGCCTCGTCATCTCCCGTGTACTACCATATGCCATATGACAACTGTGATGTATTGGTATTACGTTATATGACACATTGATCAGGCCATACATCTTCTTTGGTAGATACCCACGTTTGACAAGCCAGTGGTGAAAGTCTGATCCTCTAGTCCTCTCACCACACCAAGCACAGGTCCTATACAGATTAACCAACAGACTACTTGGTATTCGTAGACCTGTGTTATAGTCCAGTTGCATGAATGGTATCCTGGTATTGTGCGCAGAACCTAGAGACTGGGCAGTACTTCTCACACCGCTTCCACTCTTCTGGCCGCTTAACAACGCAGTACCCGCGTGTCTGCTTCTGATCCTTTACCAACAGTACATCGCCATCATGTCCTTGTCCTCGTGTCCAGGCAACAGCTTCTTCAAAGGAGTTACAGAGCTTCTCGGCTCTGATCTTAGAGCGGATATGCACTGCAAAGACAGAGGGCTTGAGCCAGCGTTCTGATGCTGTGCACATTGGTAACTTCGTCTCTGCTTCCTCATGTAACCGCATACGCTCATCAACAAACGTCCTAGTATCCCTCATGGTCCACATAGGAACATCAAACACCTGTGATGGATACGGTGGATAGTGCTGGAACTTTGCAATCTTTGAAGCCGTCCAATCACGATAGATAGCCACAACCTGAAGGCTACTAATGGGTATCGGATCATTAAGATACTTGAGCAACCGATACACATTGAGCTGCGCAACCCACTCGTCTCTAATACCAAACGTAGAGATCCAAGTAGAGGTTGTCTTGTAATCAAACAATGTGGAGTGCTCGATTAAGTCGGGGGTACCAGCTAGAGTATACTTCCATCCGTCGCTTTGATGATACAGTCTCTCCTCAGAGATACCGTGTGGATACGAAGCGAGAAGCTTGTGGACAGCAGTGCCCAGTAGGGCATAGATACCGTCACTAGCTTCCCGCTCTATCATGTCTTCGTACTTCTGAGTGAGTACTCTGATTCGAGGTGAGTCGATCAGTGTTGTTACTCCTATGACGCCCTCTTCTCGCTTGTAGTCTGAGTGTGTTAAGAGGTAGAACAGGCTTTCCGGTAGTCTCGCTGCGTTGTGGTACATTCTGTACCCTCCTTGTTGTACAGATTATACCACAACTAGATCACAAGTAAACACGATTACCGTTGTATTCGGGGTCGTATATCAGCGATCTTGCGCTAGATAGATGCTGCAGTATCAAGGCCTTTTCATACCTATTCAGCTCGTCAAAGTGGTTACGTATATTCTGTATGTTGTTCTCTAGACCATTTAAGCCAAGGATCGGAGCGAACGGATCGAGGTGTTGGTAGTCTTCTATCTCTATCATATCCAGTACTCTACCAAGCAGCATGTCTAGTATGGATGCACTAGGCATCTGTGTGTATTCAATGTTACTGATATCCAGGGTCTTCCTTGGTACAAAGGTCTGGCATTGTAGCGGATTATCATTCAGATAGAGCGCTTTCATCTTGATAGCACTGATAGCTTTTGTGCACGCAATCTTGCCGTTTACGTATGAGGAGAACTCGCAATCTCTACACTTCGTTGCTATGTTCAACGCCACTCCGTATATGCGAGTTCCTGCTTGTAGCATCATTGCTGTCATAGTAAGGTTAGCACGGATTGCATCATGATGCTCCATGTAGAACGCAGCAGAGTTTTCGGGAGTGGTGATATCCTCATATCTCCTACGTGCGTCTTCTATCTTCTTGAAGTAGGTGTTATAAACTGTGTTGTTTGGAACCGTTATGTTGCGTAGACTGCTGAAGGGAAACTTTGTTGCGTTGAGTGAGCGATCAACCTTGTCATCAGCTACCACATAACCTTCTGGTGAGTGGAGTACACAACCCTCTACGTCTTCTCCTACCTGGCAGGGATATATCATATCACCTATGATGCACACATTTTCGAGATTGCCTCTGATGGCACACGATCCACACTTGAGACAGCCTGGCCACTTTTGAGGTCTATCATCGATTCGATCTAACGAGCCTTCTATTGCACGTATGTAGAAGTAATACGGGTTGCTCTCTTTGTACTCCCGCATAGCTGCGTTCTTCAGTATTATCATGTTCCTGGCATGTACTGCCCTATCTGGTGGTTGAGCATCTCTGATAGCATGGGTACATATGTTGATAAGCATCTCGACATACCCGGTATCTATGGTGAGATGCATTCGATCACGGATATACTCTACTATAGCCGATCTCATGTTAGGTTCTTGTTTATCTATCAACCTTGCGGCAGTCAGAGATATATTGTTGTTGATGAATCTTTGGCATTCGGATTCACCCATCTTAGTTATTGCATACAGACCCTCAGCTCTACCACGGGTCATGCCCGATTTCTTGGATAGCTCTGATGTACTGGCTCCTACCTGACGCATTGCATATCGTACAGCGCCAAGCTGCATACCGCGATTGTTGTTTGCGACGAGCTGTTCTGCCTTGATCAGAGCACACGTTGATGTGAACTCATCTACGTATGGAACCTCTTCTCCGTCAATCTCAGCGTCTGCCGCTTCCATGATTCTGTTGAAGGATTTCTCTATCTCTAGCCGCGTAAAGTTGATAATGTGTCCCGACGCTCTAACTAAGAACTTATCGTGGTTGTCGTCCCATAAAGGTGTTCCACATAGAATGCATATCTCTTGGGTAGGTACTACGGTTGCATGGCAACTCGGGCAAGTGAACTGCGTTTCCTGATTCAGGATGATGTTTGCGAGGTAGCATTTGGTATCCCTATAGGTAAGCTTGGCTTTCTTCTTGATCGTGTATATCGCGTGTATGAAGATATCTTCGTGCGATCCAAGTATCCGCTTGGTACCATCTGGTAGAGTCTCGTAGTGGATTTTGCACTGTGATACTGAACGCCCAATGTTCTCTATCTCAGTTCTAATGTTACTCAGGGAACCACTCATTGTCCATATAGGATGTCTTATCAGCTCACTTGTTTTCATCGTATAGAACCTCTACCAGCTGTGATAGTTTAACGTCTGTGGTTGCTGCCAACATCCTTCTGCGCAGTTTCGAGTTGATCTCATGTTTGTTTTGGATACCGTGTGCTTGATCAAAGCTTGCGAGAGCTTT